GAAAAGACAGAAGAGACTCACAGAGGTATGCTCAGGGTGGGATGGTGAAAGCTAATTGTGGTGCCTCCATGAAACCCACACAAAGCCGTAAGAAGTAATAAAAAGACTAGCCCCATTGACAATAAGGAAGTACTAAAGTATGATAAATCAAAATGGGGCTAGGTTTGAACGAGCTAAAAGCTTTATTTCAAGGTTTACAACAGAAGACGTAAGAGGGTCTTTATACACTTGTCCCAAGAATTGTAGGGCCCGAGTTGTATTGTTGTTTGTAACCAATGCCAGCTCAATAGTAGGCGGGGGTGGGGACAATACCAACATTACTGTAGAGTGGTATAGGGCCGAAGAAGACCTCCACTATTTTATTTTAGGCAGTCGTAATTTGAGTTCTACAGAATTTTTACAGTTTAGTGAGGGGTATATTGTCCTGGAACCAGGGGACAAGATTGAAATTACTCCCTCTAACAATGCCTCACCCCAAATTAGTGCTTTTTGCACGGTAGAAGAAATCTTTGTACCCGTAGGATAATACATGTCAAGAGAACTTACAGAAAAACAACAGATCTTTCTCTCCGTCCTTTTTGAAGAGGCTGAGGGAGATCCTCTAGCCGCAAAGAAACTTGCTGGTTATAGTGATAATGTTTCTACAAGCACTGTAGTAGGGGCTTTAGAAGAAGAAATCTCTGACCTAACCAAGAAGTTTATCGCTAGGTCTGTTACAAAAGCAGCTTTTGCAATGTCTAAGGTTCTAGTTAATCCCACAGCTCTTGGTAATAAAGAGCTTATGGCTGCAGCAAAAGATCTCTTGGACCGTGGGGGCTTTGTTAAAACTGATAAAATTGAAGTAAGAGCAGATACCCCACTCTTCATTCTTCCGGCAAAAAATGATGACTGAGTGGGCACCAATCATTAAGACTAGCAGGCAGATCCCCTTTGGTTATAAAGAGGATCCTGAGGATGACTGGATGCTACTGCCCGTACCAAAAGAGCTAGAGTTACTGGAGACTGCCAAAGAACACCTTAAAGTTTACAGTTATAGGGCTGTAGCAGATTGGTTACTGGAGCAATCAGGAAGATACATTTCACACTCGGGGTTGCGGCAACGTATCTTGGGCGACAAGAAAAAAACAAGAGAGTCGGTAAACCTTGAACAGCTTGCCAAGAAGTACAAAAAAACGATTGAAAAAATCCAAGCCCTTGAAGCCCGAAAGCTTGGTAGAAAATACGACCCCAAAGATACAGAGAGTCTATGCAACTCCGCTACCCCCGAAGATTGAGGTAGAAAAGGCCCAAGAGATTATCTTTAAGCCCAACCCTGGGCCCCAAACAGATTTTTTGAGTGCGGGTGAACAAGAGGCTTTGTATGGGGGTGCAGCTGGCGGGGGAAAAAGTTATGCCATGTTGGCAGACCCCGTAAGGAATTTTAATAACCCCCTTGCTAAACAGCTTCTTGTACGTAGATCTACAGAGGAACTTAGAGAACTTATTTCTGTTTCTAAACAACTCTACCCAAAAGCCATCCCAGGGATTAAATGGTTAGAGCGTGAGAAGACTTGGATTGCTCCCTCTGGGGCAAGTCTCTGGATGTCCTATTTGGACTCAGATGATGACGTACTGCGTTACCAAGGTCAGGCTTTTTCTTGGGTGGGTTTTGACGAACTTACACAGTGGGCTACCCCATATGCTTGGAACTATCTAAGATCCCGTTTGCGTACTACCTCACAGAGTAACCTTAAGTTGTACCAGAGGGCTACGACAAACCCTGGTGGACCAGGGATGCAGTGGGTTAAAAAGATGTTTGTTGACCCCGCCCCAGCAGGGCAAGCTTTTTGGGCTACTGACATTGAAACGGGGGGAGTTATCCACTGGCCAAAAGGACACTCTAGGGAGGGTCAGCCACTCTTTAAGAGACGTTTTATTCCCGCAACACTTTTTGATAATCCCTACTTGTCAGAGGATGGGCTCTATGAAGCTAACCTCCTTTCTATGCCAGAACACTTAAGAAAACAGCTTCTTGAGGGTAACTGGGATGTAAATGAGGGTGCAGCCTTTCCAGAGTTTAACCGTAAGATTCATGTCTGTGAGGCTTTTGAAGTCCCAAGGTCTTGGGTAAAGTTTCGGGCTGCAGACTACGGCTACGGTTCTTATACTGGGGTTCTTTGGTTTGCTATTGCACCAACAGGACAGATCTTCATTTACCGAGAACTTTATGTCTCTAAGGTTACTGCAGAAAATCTTGCAGACCTTATTTTAGATGTTGAATCAGAAGACCATATCCGGTATGGTGTATTGGACAGCTCTCTCTGGCATAACAGAGGGGATCGGGGACCCTCTCTAGCAGAGCAGATGATTAAAAAGGGTTGTAGGTGGAGACCTGCGGATAGATCTAAGGGGTCCCGTGTCGCAGGTAAGAACAAGATACACCAACTCCTACAGGTTGACCAGTACTCAGGTGAACCTGGCATTCAAATCATGGATAACTGTACAAAACTTATTTCACAACTACCTGCTATACCCCTGGATAAAAGAAACCCTGAGGATGTAGATACAAATGCAGAAGACCACCTATATGATGCTTTGCGTTATGGGGTTATGACAAGACCCAAGAGTCACCTCTTTGACTATGACCCAATGGCTTCCCGCAGCGGCTTTCAAGCCTCCGATAATACTTTTGGCTATTAAGGAACCTTAAATGGAAATGAACGACAAGCTCACTATTGACGAAGAAGGCTCTTCTTCCCTTTCGGATATTAAAACTGGGGATATGGTAGATAGCCCTTCGGGACAGATTGTATCTTTTGTTAAAGAACGCTTTGATCGTGCCTCAGACGCTCGTCATGGGGAGGAGGTTCGTTGGCTTCAAGCCTATAGAAACTATCGGGGTATTTACGGACCAGAGGTGCGGTTCACTGACACAGAAAAGTCTCGTGTTTTTATCAAGGTGACTAAGACCAAGGTTCTTGCAGCCTACGGTCAAATCACCGAAGTGCTCTTTGGTAATAACCGTTTCCCCATTTCCATTAACCCTACAGTGCTACCTGATGGGGTTGCAGATACTGTTTATTTCGACACGCAGGCACAGACCTCTGCAATGGCCCAAGGAGCTGCTCAGGGAGCCCCTGCAAGCCCTACAGGAGGTACTCCAGCAGGGTTGCCTAAGCTGCTCCCAGGAGAGACCATGAGAGGCCTGAAAGAGCGTCTCGGGGGTCTTACTAAAGAGCTTGAGCCTGTTGCAGATAAGCTAAAAGAGGGTCCTGGTTCGGGCCCAACAGAAGTGGCATTTCATCCAGCCCTTATTTCTGCAAAGAAGATGGAGAAAAAGGTTCATGACCAGCTTGAAGAATCTAACTCTAAGAAGCACCTAAGGGCTGCAGCTTTTGAGTGTGCTCTCTTTGGTACTGGGGTGATGAAAGGCCCCTTTGCTGTAGATAAAGAATATCCTAACTGGGACGAAGACGGTACCTACAACCCCACAATTAAAACTGTGGCTGAAACCTCTTATGTATCCTTGTGGAATTTTTATCCTGATCCCGATGCAACCACTGTAGAAGACTGTGAGTACCTTGTAGAAAGACATAAACTTTCCCGCTCTCAACTGCGTGGACTTAAACGCAGACCATACTTCCGGTCTAAAGCTATCGACCTTTCTATCACCCAAGGTGAAAACTATATCCGAGAGTGGTGGGAAGATAGTATGGATGACGATGACGATAACCCACGGACAGAGCGTTTTGAGGTTCTAGAGTTTTGGGGTTTTGTAGATGTTGAGACGCTTAAGGGTCATAATGTAGATATTCCACCAGAGTTGCGTAAGGCGGCTCAGGTTTCTGTAAACATTTGGGTATGTAACGGTAATGTTCTTCGTCTAGTAATGAACCCATTTAAACCCACATACCTCCCTTACTACGCAGTGCCATATGAAGTAAACCCCTACAGCCTTTTTGGTGTTGGTGTGGCTGAAAATATGGATGATACCCAACTTCTGATGAATGGCTTTATGCGTATGGCCATTGATAATGCGGCCCTTTCAGGCAACCTGCTTATTGAGGTAGATGAATCTAATCTTGTGCCAGGACAAGACCTTACAGTTTCTCCTGGTAAAGTTTTCCGAAGAGAGGGTGGTGCTCCAGGTCAGGCTATTTTTGGCACCAAGTTCCCTAACGTCTCAAATGAGAACATGCAGATGTTTGACAAAGCAAGACAGCTTGCAGATGAGTCTACAGGGTTTCCTTCTTTTGCACACGGTCAAACTGGTGTAAGTGGTGTTGGTCGTACCGCATCAGGTATTTCTATGCTGATGAGTGCAGCTAACGGTTCTATCCGCACGGTAGTAAAAAACTTTGATGACTACCTACTCAACCCTCTTGGTAAAGCCCTCTTCCACTTTAATATGCAATTCAACTTTGACCCAGAAATCAAAGGTGATCTGGAAGTTAAAGCTGAGGGTACTGAGTCCTTGATGGCTAACGAGGTTCGTAGCCAACGTTTGATGCAGTTCCTCGGAGTTGTCCAAAACCCTGTACTAGCACCCTTTGCTAAAATGGATTACCTTATCCGTGAGATTGCAAGAAGCATGGATCTTGATCCTGACAAAGTAGCTAACTCTATGGGTGCTGCAGCCATTCAAGCTGAGGTCTTAAAAAAGTTCCAAGCGGAAAACCCACAACCTCAGGTAGCTGGTATGCCTGGGGGGGCCCCTCAACAGGCCCCAGCTGGGGTCCAAGCGACAGATACTACAGGGTCGGGAGGGGGTAATATTGGAACTGGGTCCGTACCCACACCAGGTGAGCCTGGGTTTAGTGGGGCTCCTGCTATAGGGGCTATGGGATGAACTTAAAGCCCTTTGTAAACAACAAAGACCTCTACGAAGATTTTCTTCTCTACCTAGATCAAGTTATCGAAAATAAAAGAAGGATTCTTGAACAGGCTACAGAAATTAACCTTGTGTATCAAACGCAGGGTCAAATTTCTGCACTAAGAAAACTTAAAACCTTGAGGGAACAGGTTAATGGCTGACCCAGTAAAAGATGCAAAGAAAGCTTTTGGGGCTACGGGACCTATGGTCCCCCCAAGGGCGGACTATAAGCCTGCCACAAACACTAAAAAAGTAGATACTTTTGGGGACACAATTTCTCAAATGTCAGGGGAGGCTTTTACCAACGCACTTAATAAAGTTGTTAATGCGGGAGACATTCAAATTGACCCAAATGACCCCCGCCTACTAACAGCCTTTAAGCAGGCAAACCAGTACATCTCTGATCTAGCTGTTGGGGGTCTCTACACTATTGAGGGTGCTACACAAGCCGCTGCAGGTGCTATTGGGGAGGTTTTTGGTGGTAGCCCAAACAACGAAAGAAAACTCGCCAACGATATTATGGGTATGGGAGATGCTTTCGCGGGTTCAGGTGTAGCTAGGGGTGCAAACCTCCTTGATGACTTTCTGGAAACTGGGTCTACTGCAGTTTTACGAGCTAAACCCATACAAAAAATTAAAACCCCTGACACTAATAGTGCAGTACCCAGCACACTGGAAAGCCCACCTATGGAAACTGAGGTCTTTGACCTCTTTGAGCCACCTAAGATGGGTCCCAGCGAATGGTTCGATAACCAATTTGAAGTGTTAAAGGAAGACTTAAAAACCGCAGGTCCAAGTCTTCAAGAGAGTTATTCCAGTAAAATAAAAGCCATTGAGACCTTGGGCAAAGACAAGTTGTTGGGCCTAGCAGAAAATATTCCCCACTTTAACGACCCGAGTTATAAAGATTATCTTAAGGGTTTAGAATCTGTAGCGGGGGGTTTGGGTGTCTACCCCCCAAATTTCATAGAGCTTTTAAATGATCTTAGCGTGGCCTACCCTAAAAAGCTAGACCCAGGGCGTCAAGACCTGACAGATGTGAATTTACCCCTAAGGTCAACTGTAGGAGAGAGGGCCGCCACAACTGCAAAAAATAGACCCTCAGATAAAGCCGCAGAAGACCTTGGTTTTAAAGATACGGTTTACCATACAACACTAGACGAGGGTAATTTTACAACCTTTGATCCTGATAAAACTACACCTGGACACGGAAAAGCTGCACAAGACTATTTGGGGGTGCACGTTGGCACCCCTAGGGCTGCTGCCGAGAGGAATTACACGGTAGGAGCAAGTGTAGATAACCCAATGGGATCAACGTTAGAGTTAAGGGCTAGGACGGACAAACCCCTGACTGGAGAGGGGCTTTCAAAAACCCTTGGGCTAAACCCAGAAGAATACCACCTAGGCTTTAAGGAGGGACCCTTCACGGAAAGAGAGCTTGGGTACCTTATTGATGACTATGAGGATCTTTTTAGTGCACAGAACCCAAACTTTAAAGGTGACTTACGTGAGTTTGCGACAAAGGACCTAAGAAGAAAACTTGCCGACGAAGGTTATACACATATCCCCTATATTAATGACGTAGAAGACCCTGGAAGTACAAGTCTTATTATGCTTACAGATAGATCAAAAGATAGCCCTGCAGTACTTCGGGATGTAAGAGCTAAGTTTGACCCCCAAAAAATTACGGACCCCGACCTACGCTTCGCAGAAGGTGGGCTAACAGAAGATACAATGGAGCAACAGATGAACAAACTATTTGCCGAGGGTGGTATTAATACTGGTAGCGCTGAAATTGACCCTGTGAGTGGTAATGAAGTACCCCCTGGCTCTATGCCAGAAGAAGTTCGGGATGATATTGACGCCAAACTCTCAGGTGGAGAGTATGTGGTACCTGCAGATGTGCTTCGTTTCTATGGTGTATCCTTCTTTGAAAAGCTACGTAAAAAGGCTAAAGAGGGGCTTCAAACAATGGATGAGGATGGTCGTATTGGTGGGGAGCCTGTACCCAACGATATGGAAGAAGACGATGACTTCCCTTTTGGCTTAGATGAGTTGGAGGCAGAAGGTCCTGACATGGGCATGGCCGAAGGTGGTCTAGCCACAGAACCAGCAAATGACTTTAAACCTTCAAACTGGGCTTTTGGGGGCTCAACTTTTGGTGGCTCTCCTGCGACCAGTGCCAACCAGATGAAACAATTTCTAGATAAAAATGGTAATATTGTCAACGTTCTGTACATTAAGGGTAAACCAATCGTGGATGTTCAAGCTTTGGGTTATACAGAATATACAGGTGAGAACACCCCAAAAGCCACTGGTGAAGTTGTAGAGTCTGTCAAACCCTCGTCGGATAACTCTGATAGAAGTGATAGGGATGATAATTCTGTAGTAGGTGGAACAGGTGCTAGTGCCGAAAAAGGTGCCCCTAGCTGGGCTGAGGGTGTAGATTGGGCAGGTATTTCCCCTGCAGATGCTGTGAGTCTTGGTACCAATAGGATGACTAACAACTTCCTTGAGAAGGGCCTCATGGGTGTTGCCAGTATGGTAAACCCTGCTTTGGGGCTTGGGGCTGCTGGTGTCATTAACGCCAGTAACATAAGAGATGTTAAGAACTCTATTGCATCTCTTGAGGCAGCTGGGAATACTGCTGCAGCCTCAGAACTACAGAAAAAATTAGATGCGGATATTGGGGCTAAGGGGCCTGCTTGGGGGTTTATCTCAGACCTAATTACAGGTAAGCCCTTTTCTGCAACTACAACACCCACAACCACCAAGACAACTACAACCCCTACAATTATCAAGACAACTACAACCCCTACAACAAGAGCGGGTGTTAGTTCAGCTCCATCGTCTGTAAATGATTCTGGGTTTCTTGGTTCCAGTTCTTATGCCCAGGAACAAAGATCTGGAGATAGTAGTGGGGGTAAAGCTACAGCTGCTGCAAACTCAAAGGAAAGTGTTGCGCAAGCCCAGGCTCGGTCTGGTTCTATTGCAAGTGGAAAATCTCAAGCGGCTGGTGCTACTTCACCCTCAAGAGATATCCAATCAGAGGCTTACTCCGGTAAGGGGTACACTCAAGGTCGAGCAAAGGGCGGCTTGATTGAAAAACCAAAAAAGGTTCCTGCTAAAAAGACTTCCACCAGACGTAAAACAAAGATTTGACAACAGCTTTAATTTGTAGTAATGTAAGAGTACATAGGCTACTCGGGGCTTCGGCCCCGACCCCACCATAAAGGATTAAGAATGGCTGTATTAGAAGCGGTAGAAAAAGTTAGAGTTGCTGGTTTTGTAGACTCCGGTCACAGCAGAAGAAATCAAGACCGTATTAAGCGGGAAGAAGAAGAACTTCAAAGACTTATCTCTGGAGAGGACTCGCAAGAAAAACCCGATGACTCAGAAGAAGAGATAGAAGATACAGAATCAAAAACCGAGAAGCCCATTTCAAAAGAAGAAGAGTCTTTTAAAAAACGTTACGGTGATCTTAGACGCCACACCCAACAAAAAGAAAAAGAGTGGGAAGACCGTTTAAAACAACTGGAGGGTAACTCTAAGATCTTAAACCCCCCGAAGTCTGATGAGGATATTGAGGCTTGGGTTAATAAGCACCCTGATGTAGCTGCAATCGTACAGGCTATGGCAGCTAAAGAGGCTGAAAAACGTTTTAGTGGTGCGGAGCAGAGACTCCAAGAGTTGGATGAAGAACGCTTTGAACTCCAAAGACAAAAAGCTGAAACGTCTATCCTTAAAAGCCACCAAGACTTTAACACCATTAAGGTCTCTGATGACTTCCATGATTGGGCAGAAGATCAACCAAAGTGGGTTCAAGATGCAGTATACGAAAACGCAGATGATCCCAAGTCAGTAATTCGTGTTATTGATCTTTATAAGATTGACCGTGGCCTTACCAAGACAGACAGACAACGTTCAGACAAACAAGCCGCTAGCTCTATTAAGGCCAGCTCTCGACCAGCCATTGAAGAAGATGAAAGTTCTAGCTACTTTAGTGAGTCCCAAGTGTCTAAAATGAGTGCTGTGGACTACGAGAAAAATGAGTCTAAAATTATGGAAGCTATGAGAGCAGGTAAGTTTAGATATGACCTTTCTGGTGGTGCACGTTAACTGTTGACAACCTACTACCAATAGGTATAACTGTAGGTAAGATTAAAGGCCCCTTTTTGGACAACCCCTTAATCTTACCTATTTCTACTAAATAGACGAATAACAATCAAAGACTACCCGAATCTAATTGGGCCTCGCACAGGTTGATCCCCAGATGTGACACCCCATATTAAACGGCCTCTGCTGATAGTGGTTTGTTCTCATGTGATGCTACACTGCGTAGTGTCTCTACATATCCGCCATAACACAAAGGAATTTAATATGGCTTTCGCATCTGCACCAGGCTACGGCAACCTGCCTAATGGCAACTTCTCCCCCGTAATTTATTCTAAAAAAGTACAGTTGGCTTTCCGCAAGAAAACCACTGTTGCTGATATCACCAACTCGGACTACTTTGGTGAAATCTCGGCTCAAGGTGATACCGTTCGTATTATCAAAGAACCAGAGATCTCGGTAAGTCCATATGCTCGTGGTACCCAGATTACTGCACAGGACCTGACTGACGAAGACTTCTCGCTCACCGTAGACAAAGCTAACTACTTTGCATTTAAAACGGATGACATTGAAGAGAAGCATTCGCATGTAAACTTCATGGATCTTGCCACTAACCGTGCAGCCTACCGCTTGGCTGACCAGTACGACCAGGAAGTTCTTGGCTACCTGTCGGGTTATAAGCAGTCGGCAGTACACGACAGTGCTGATACAGTTAATGACCAAGTAAATGGTACCAAGGCTATTACTACTGCTGGTAGCGACGAATTGCTGACTTCGATGAAGTTGACAAAAGGCTCGTTTGGTAACATCACTACTGCTTCGGCAGGCAACCACTCGATTCCTGTTGCAGCCCGTCTGCCAGGTGCCACCGCGTTGCCAACGGAATACGTATCCCCAGTGATGCTTATCAACCGCATGGGACGTCTTCTGGACCAACAGAATGTGGACAAGGCTGGTCGTTGGTTGGTCATTGACCCAGTTATGATGGAAGTACTTTCGGACGAAGATTCGCGTTTTATGAATGCGGACTTTGGTGACTCGGGTGCTCTCCGTAACGGTTTGGTAATCAATAACTGGAATGGTTTCCGTGTGTACCTCTCCAACAACCTGCCTCAGGCTGGTGGTGGCGCGGCTACTTCGGGTGCTACCAACCAGAACACTGACTACGGTGTTATTGTTGCTGGTCATGATTCGGCTGTTGCTACTGCAGAGCAGATTAATAAGACCGAGACTTACCGTGACCCTGACAGCTTTGCTGACATTGTTCGTGGTATGCACCTCTACGGTCGTAAGATCCTGCGTCCTGAGGCTATTGCAACAGCAAAATATAACCTTGCGTAAGGTCTTTAGGTGCCCCTTCGGGGGCACTTACTTTACAACAAGCATGTGAATTCAAAAGGAATCCTAAATGGCTATTTCACAATCTCTCCGTAACCGAGCTATCGTAATCGAAAAAGAAGTCTCTTTGGCTGCTACTTCGGGTACGACTGTCGGTGTCTCTGTACCCGCAGGCACTTTGATTATTGCTGCTGGTTTTGAACCCTCGGTAGCAGTACCAGATGTTACTACATACACTCTGGATGTCACCGATGGCACTACCGTATTTGCTAACGACTTGAATTTTGATAATACTGCTGCTGGGACGGTAAAGCTTGGTACTACGGCTGGACTGGTTTCGGCTGCTGATACCATTGATGTGGTTACGACCATTTCAGGTACCCCTGGTGTAATCACGGGTCGAGTCTTTATCGTTGCAATTGATGTCAATGAGTCTGTACGCCCTGCTGCAGAAGTTGACAGAGACGTACTGGCTTAATAAAATAAGTCTCCTGGGGTTAGCTTAGTGCTAGCCCCATTCTCTCTTTTAAAAGGGTAATTAGATGGCAAGTCTAGACAACAGGGTTTTTGATAATGGTTTGTCTGTGTTGGACACAGAAGCAAACAAAATTATCATCACCTCTCAAGAACCTACCACTTATACAGAAGCAAACTCAACGTATGCTCTTGGTAACAGCACCTCTCTGTCAATTGGGGCTCCACAAGATCGCTCTGGTGGTGGGAGAGAAGTTGTTGTAGCTGCTATCACCGATGGGTCCGTTACGGCTTCTGATACAGCCACTCACTACGCTATTGTAGATACAGTTAATAGTAGGTTGCTAGCTACAGGTTCTCTCTCGGCAACTCAAGTAGTCACCTCGGGTAACACATTTACGTTGTCTTCTGTAACTATCGGCATCCCTGATCCAGCATAAGGCAAATAAAAATGGTTACTCTCGTAAACAGAGCCAAGATGACCACTGCCACCACTGGCACTGATACGATTACCCTTGGCACTGCCGAGAGTGGCTATCAATCCTTTGCTGATGCTGGTGTAGTTGATACTGATGTGGTGCGCTACGTCATCGAAGATGGTACGGCTTGGGAGATTGGCACAGGAATCTACACCGCCTCTGGCACCCTTACGCGGGTGCTGGGTGAAAGTTCTACGGGGGCTCTGCTGAACCTGACGGGCAGTGCGGTGGTTTATGTATCGGCTACGGCTGCTGACTTCACCCAAAGCATCGACGGTGGTTCTGCAAGTACGGTCTACATCGCGGCACAATCTATTGACGGGGGAACAGCATAATGGCTGACCAAATCCAACTTCGCCGTGACACGGCTGCTAACTGGACGAGCGCCAATCCTACGCTCGCATCGGGGGAGTTCGGCCTAGAGACTGATACTGACCAATTTAAGGTTGGAGACGGTACGACCGCTTGGACCTCCTTGGGTTACGGTGGTATCCAAGGACCGCAGGGTATTCAGGGTATCCAAGGCGAGACTGGTCCGCAGGGTCCACAAGGCGAACCCGGTGAAGTAACTGCCGATGGTGTATTTACCCTGACCAACAAGACCTTGGTAGCGCCAATCCTTGAAGGCACCGTTGTCGAAGAAGTCTACGCTTGGACTGCAACCACTGGCGCTGTGACTACGGAATTGGAACCAACCAACGGCTCTGTCCAAACGGTTACTCTGACAGGCTCAATCACGTCGCTGACTGATAACATTGCCGCTGGTGAAGCTATCACGCTCATCATTGACGATGGTACTGCTTACACGATCACATGGCCAACAACGACATGGGTAAACAACGCTGGTGATGCTCCTACGCTGGCCACTGACGCCGTGACAGTCATTGCACTGTGGAAGGTATCGACCACGCTCTATGGCGCACTTGTAGGGGATGGTTCATAATGCTGTGGTCTAAGGTTATTGGTGCTGGTGGGGCGAGTGGTGCGAGTGGTGCTACGATCCTGTCCGTAGAGACTCCAACAGGAGTGGTAAATTGGACAGGTTCAGAGCCGTTGGTTCTTGACACGTTTGGAGAATACGGGGTCACGGCCCTATCCGACGAGACGATAGTTGTGAAGACGTGGGGCGGCGGTGGGGCTTGTGGCTACGACTATCAGCAGGGCATAACCTCCACCTCAAGTCAGGCTTCTGGTGCTGGAGGTGGCTACAGCGAAGCGAACCTGCTTCTAGTCTCCGGCACACAGTATATAATGCAGGTCGGTCAGGGCGGGGCGCGGACAACCGACACATCAGACAATGGTGCGACCTATCTGGCAGGTGGCGTAAACTCTTCTTTCGGTGGAACACAGGGCGGTGGCTACACCGGAGTGTTTCTATCGTCCGTTAGCCAAGCCAACGCACTGCTTATTGCGGGCGGCGGAGGCAGTGGTGGTGAAGCAGGCTTCGACACCTCCTTTGGTCCGGGGGGCGGCCTTACAGGCGGAGGCGGTAACGATAGCAATCAGTCCGGTACAGGGGGGACTCAAGCGTCGGGCGGAAGCCCTTCTCTCTATAACTTTGCAACTGCTGGGGCAGCGCTTCGCGGTGGCGGTGGCGGAGTTACGCCGGCAAATCAGGCGTCTCTTGGCGGCGGTGGCGGTGGATACTTCGGCGGAGGCGGTGGGAATGTGGGCGGTGGTGGTGGTGGGTCAGGGTTTGTGTCGACAAATCCGGCTATTACTAGCGGGACAACGACCATCGGCTCCGGTTCCTCTCCGGCAAATGCAGCCGATCCGGAAAGAGGTACTTCGGGTAACGGCGGTGTGCCGGGGACAACGTCCGGAAGCGACGGCAAAATCATCTTGAGCGTAGCGTAGGAGGCTTAAATGCCACATCTGAAGATCACAAACGGCCAGCCTGAGATTTACTCAATCGGGCAACTACGTCGTGACAATCCGAACACGTCCTTCCCGAAATCGCCGAGTGACGCGCTTCTGGCAGACTGGGGCGTCTACCCCTACACCGTGCAGGATCAGCCGACGGTTGACTACATGACCCAGACGCTCAAGCCGACTTCACTTGCAGAGGTCAATGGTGCATGGACCCAAGGGTGGGAAGTCATCAACATGTCCGTCGAGGACGCAGGGCGCAACATCAGACCGCACCGTGACAACCTACTGCAACAGACCGACTGGATGGCCCTGAGCGATATCACGATAGAGCCGTATTGGCGTGAATACAGGCAACAGTTGCGCGACGTGACCGCCCAAGAGGGCTTCCCCTACGCGGTCATCTGGCCCACCAAACCGGAGTAATCAATGCTTGGCTTTTCCCCTCTCGCCTCTGCTACGCTAGGTGATGATGGGGTTGTACTGGGTACAACCCTGGTACCTACACAAATTATTACTTCACCTGTAGTAGTCTCTGTTTCTAATCTCTTGCAGGCTCAGGCTTTACTTGTCACGGCTATTGTGAGTAGTAGCCCCACCCTTTCCGGTGCCACCTTGCTGGTAGAGCACTCTCTCGGTGGTTCTGATATATTCCTTGGGACCCCTCTAGTTGGGACCCCCACCCTAGTACTTAACCACAGCCTAGCGGGACAAGGGGTCTTAACTCTAAATCCCAACATAGGCCTTATTTCTCTGGGTGCCGTTCAAGCACTTACTGGTGAAAGTGTACTTCTTGGGGTTCCAGATCTAAGCACCCCAGATCTAAGCCTGCTACTAAATATACTTGCCTCCAGTTTTAATACCCAAAACCCTACCCTTGGCCCCAGTTCTATTGCACAGGGACATAGCCTTCTAGCACAACTGGTTGTAACCCCTGATCCTACCGTGGGTCCAATAAGTCTCGTACAAGGGCAAACCTTTGTTTTAAGTGCTGTTACCTCTGGTAGTGTCTCGGTGGGGTCCCCACAACTTATTACCACCTCAACCCTTGTTCCTCTGTTGGTAGTGGCTGGTACCCCCGTGATTTCTTTATCGGGGTTAACCCAAAGAATCTTTGTGGTCTCAGATTTTAGCCTAAACAGGGTTGGTTATGTGGGCTCAGAGGCTAGAAGGTCTGCTTATGTTAATGCCACACTCCCTAGGTACGCACAGATACCACATAACAGCAAAGAAGAAAGATCTGTAAATGAGTCTTAGATGGCCACCAAAGGATAAAGATGAGACCCTAGACTACAGTCTTGATTGGTCTAGGGCCCTAGACGCAGGGGAGACCTTGGTTAGCATTAACTGGTCTCTTGTGAACTCTCTAGATGCAAAAGTTCCTCTTGGCCCTGGTATTACCGTAGAGGGTCTTCGTAATCTAACTCAAACTCAAACAAACACAGTTGCGACCATTTATCTATCTGGGGGTTTTGATAACCAGGAGTACAAGCTTTTTTGCACCGCAACCACTTCTTTGGGTCGGGTTAAAGAGCGTTCTGTAAAAATCCGCATTAGGGAGTATAACTAATGAGTTATCATTTTCTTGGCCTAGTTAATGACATCAACAGACGTCTTAATGAAGTAGAGCTTACAACGACAAACTTTGCTTCCTGCACGGGGTTTTACTCCTTTGCCAAGGATGCTGTAAACAGCTCCCTTCGGGACATTAATACACAGACATTTGAGTGGCCATTCAACCACGACACCCAGAGAGAGCAGTTACACCCAGGGGATGTACGGTACTTTATTCCACGGGAAGTTAAAACCCTAGACATAGATTCTTTCCGTATTGTGCGGGATGATGATCTGGGAAATGCCACTGTAAAACTTCGTATCCTGTCTTATGAGGATTATCTCTCTAAGTTTGTAGACTACCAATACAGAGAAGATGAAAGTGTTAGGGGGCTACCACAGTCTGTTTTTAGGTCCCCCTCTTTAGAGTTTGGTGTTGTCCCACCCCCAGATAAAGAGTACACAATTGAGTATGAGTATTACAGAAACCCAGTGCCCCTAAACCTACATTCAGACGTACCAACAGTACCTAGTGAGTTTAGAAACGTTGTTGTAGATGGTGCGATGTCTTATGTATACTCTTTTAGGGGAGACACAGAGAGCTCTCAGTTAAGTACCCAGAAGTTTCAAATGGGGCTTAAGAGCATGAGAACCCTTTACATCAATAGGTATGAGTACCTAAGAGATACTAGGATATCCTTCTAATGCCTACACAGTGGCAAACATTCCCAGTGGAGTTTAAGGGGGGTCTCATCTCAAACATGAGTCCTCTCCAGCAGGGCTTAAACGCCGTGGGCTCTGCTATTCAACTTCAAAACTTTGAACCCTCTAAATTTGGTGGTTATAAAAAGGTTTTGGGTTTCTCCAAGTACTTTTCTGAGCTAGTTCCAGGTACTGGACCCATGCTTGGAGTAAAGGTAGCCAACGCAGATAAAGTTATCGCAGTTAGGAAGAATGAAGATAACCTCTCTGAGTACTACATTAATGGTGTGTCTTGGGTTTCCCTTGGTGCAGCAACCTCTTTGGGGGGTAAAGTGCGTGGAGAGTCTTTTAACTTTAATGGTACACACAAGATCTTCTTTGTGGATGGCGTAAACAAACCCGCACTCTTTGAAGATGACACAGACACCCTTTCATTTCTTACTGTACCCTCCAGCGTAGAGGGGGGTTCTCAAGTGGTTGTGTATAAAAATCACGTCTTTGTTGCAAAGAACACTGAGCTCTCTTTCTCTGCGCCCTTTGATGAGTCTGACTGGTCTGTTGCGAATGGTGGGGGTACGGTTAATATTGGTCACGCTATCACAGGACTTATTGTGTTTAGAGATCAACTTATTGTATTCAGCCGAAATAAGATCTCAAGATTGGTTGGTAACTCTGTCGCAGACTTTCAACTACTCCCAATTACTGCTGATATCGGTTGCCTCTACCCAGATACAATTCAAGAAGTTGGTGGGGACATCATGTTCCTGGCCCCAGACGGGCTTAGGTTGCTGGGGGCTACTGAGCGTATTGGGGACTTTGGTTTAGAGGTTGCATCCGACCCTATCAGCAAAGAGACACTGCGTTTTATCAACACCACACAAACTTTCTCTAGTGTTGTTCTCAGAGAAAAAGCTCAGTATAGGATCTTTTCCTACATCGAGTCTGTCACAGAGAGTAGTGCTGAGGGTCTGCTAGCTACAAAGTTCTCCGATCAGGGTGCGGTTGGTATGGCTTGGGCCTCTCTTAAGGGGTTTAAGGTATCTTGTGCCGATGGTAGATATGTGCCCAATAAAGAGGTAGTCGTCTTTGCGAATGAAGATGGTTATGTGTATCGCATGGACACCCAGTCAAGTCGAGATGGCAACCCCATTGAGGCGATTTACCAGTCCCCCTTTATGCCTATAACAGACCCACAAAAACGTAAAACACTTTATAAGATGGCGTTGTATACCGACACTGCAGGTACTTTCACTGTAGACGTCAACATCTTGTTTGACATCCATGCTATTAGCAATTATAATAGTAAGGTACAGGCCCCCACAATTCGCCTAGAGAGTGCCTCAGCTGGTGTGTCTATTTATGGCCTAAGTACCACATTGTATGGGGCTGCAATATACGGTGGAGAACTAGACAAGGTTTATGATACTCCACTGGTTGGTTCAGGTAAAACCTTTTCTCTTAGGATTGAAGATAATAGCACTAACCCATCTTTTACACTAGATACAGCCGTTTTTGAGTTTAGAGAGCAGGACAGACAATGAGTGGATACACAAGACAGGATAGCACTAATAAAATCTCTAACGGTAGTGTTATTGATGCAGATGATCTAGACCTTGAGTTTAATGCGGTAGAAGTTGCTTTTAACACTTCAACAGGACACACTCATAGTGGTGCTGCTGGAGAGGGTGCCCCTGTTACTGTACTGGGGCCAGAACAAGAACTCCGAATGACATCTGCTGCACTTACAGCTAAGACAGATAACTCCTACGATATTGGTACAACAACTGTTGCTTGGAAGGACCTCTACCTTGAGGGTGTGGCTAAGGTTGGCTCTCTTACGGTAGGGGGTACAGCTGTAACAGCTACGGCTACTGAGTTGAACGTTCTTGATGGTCTCACAGCCTCCACTGTTGAACTCAACTACGTTGATGGGGTAACTTCTTCGATCCAGACTCAGCTCGGGAGTAAACAACCCCTGGATGCGGGTCTTACTTCCCTCTCCAACCTAACAACATCTGCAGACAAGATGGTATATACTACCGCAAGTGATACCTATGCAGCTACAGACCTTACGTCCGCAGGCAGAGCACTTCTTGATGATACCGATGCTGCAGCCCAGTTGATTACCCTGGGCCTTAATGCCACAGCTGCAGAGATCAACCTACTTGATGGGGTAACTGCAAGTACCACAGAGATCAACCTACTCGATGGGGTAACTGCAAGTACAGTAGAGCTTAACTACGTTGATGGTGTAACTGCTCCTATCCAGACACAGTTTAGTGGTAAACAACCACTAGACTCAGACCTTACTGCTTTGGCTAACCTTGCCACTACAGGTGTTGTTGTTCGCACAGGTACAGGTACTGCTGCCACTCGTGCTATTGGTGCTGGTATAGGTCTTACTATTAGTAATGGAACTGGTGTTGCTGGTGATCCCACCCTAGCAGCAGATCTGGCCTCTCAAGTGGAAGCTGAGACTGGTACGGATAACACTAAACTTATGACCCCCCTAAGGGTTAAACAAGCGGTTGATGATAGGGTCTCTACAGACTCAGACCTAGTAGGTGTTGACCCCACACTACTCACCACACGAGGTACGATTGCAACGGCGATTGCGGCAATACCTACACCGTCCGCGCCAACAACCGCAGAGGTGCTTTCTGCCACGGCTGGGGGACTGTCCGGTGCGGTTGGGACAGAGATTGTTGCATGGAATGGCAGCGCAACCGACATTGCCATAAACGGCACAATTGCAGGCAGCAGCCTGTATTATAATGTCAACGTCACCGCGCTTAACCCGTTTTCAACGCTATTACAAGCGCCTGCCTTTTCCACAATAACAGCCAGCAACGGCCTTCCATTGACAGGGACTTGGAGAGCAAGGACTGCTTGCCCAGGCAAGTATCAAGATGTCGATAATAACCGGATATTCATTCCAACACTTTGGTTAAGGATTAGTTAAATGGAATTCAGAAACTCCGCATATAACGAGCATGGCACCATTGATTGCGAGATTAACCATCCAGATTACGGGTGGATACCGCACACAATTCCAGCCGATGAAAACCCGCAATTGCAAGCTGCTGCGATTGCATCTGTCCCGACCCCATATATGCCACCGCCGCCACCAGACCCCGCCGAAACTCTCGCCGCAGAACGTGCCACTATGTCCTGCACACCAATGCAGGGTATGCTTGCCCTAGGGGAATCCCAGTGGAATAAGGTGCTTGATTATCGTAATACTACCGCCACTTGGCAGGAGAAGGTTATTATTGATAGTGCTTTAGACTGGAGGCGGAATTCTCAAAATATTATGTTCTTCCAGTATCTCTTGGGTTACACTGATACTCAAGTAGATGACCTATTCCGTGCTGCTGCAAAGGTAATTATCTGATGAGAAACCCTATCTCTCAAGTTGGTCATGTATTTTATGAGGTAGGGTACTTCTTTATGGCTACAGGAAGCCGTATGGTTAATGCCCTGTTTTACAGGGGTTCTATACACCAGACACTTTCAGCTAGGACACAAATGGAGTCTAAGAACTCTCTAGAGTGGTTACACCGTAAGTGGCGTATCAACAAAATGTTCTTCTGGCAAGAAGATCACTGTGCAAGTGCTTGGAACAGTGAAGTATCTAGGGCAAGAAAAACGCTACAAAGAAATGGTGAGTTGTGATTCACCGCTGCTATTTAGACAAAGACCCCCAGATGTGTACCCTGCTCTGAGGGTTGTGGTCAAAGGGTCCAACAAAGCCCTACAGTTAAGGAATAACAATGGCTAAGAAATTCTTGGGGTTTACCCCAGATCAGCAATACACTATCCTATCTAAACTGGGTTATGAGGGGCCTAAAGACTCCCAGATGATGGATGCCTTTGTTTCATCAAAGCCAATGGCCGCATCTAAAATGGGGGACTACACGAGAAGGGCCCAGGAGCTTCTGGATAAACCACGGATGGCCACTGGTGGCGTTGTCCCCACAGCCCCAGTTGTGGCACCACTTACTACTACCCAGCAGACAGATGTTACTACTGCGGGCACTCAGGCAGACACTAACCCAGCTGCAGCAAACCTCAAACTTCAATCAGACCTTAATAAAGCTCAGGGTGAGTTTGCAGAAATCCAAAAACAATTGGTGGCTAATCCCACCGACTCAGGTTTGATTAACGCTTTCTCCCAAGCCCAGACAAAGCTACAGGGTGCTCAAACTGCGTATGGTACTGTTGGGATTCCCTCTGCTGGGGAAGCTATTGGTGCTGCAGTACAAACGCCTCAGAATTTAGTTACACAGGCACAGGCAACCCCTACCGCTGTTAGCGCAGATCAGTTTCTGACTCAGGGCACTGGACAGGCTGGTGAGGCTAGTGTTGTGGAGGTGGCTAAGGCTGATACAGCTGCCCAAGCTACGGCCCCCACAAAAGAAGATGCTGCTGTTATTGATACAACTGTAGTTGGTGATAAGGTAAAAGAAGAGCTAGAGGGTCTCCAAGCAGCTACTGCGGAGCCATCTAAGGCCGCTACAGTACAAGGTCAACTAGAGGGCCTCATGTCCCAGTTCGAGGGTGGTGCAACGCCTCCTTGGGCCTCTGGGGCTATGCGTCAAGCTATGGGAATCATGCAGCAGCGTGGTCTCGGTGCGTCCTCAATTGCAGGACAGGCTGTTGTACAGGCCGCTATGGAATCTGCTTTTGCTATTGCATCTCAAGACGCCTCTACTGTTGCTCAGTTTGAATTGCAAAGCTTGAGTAACGAGCAACAGACTTCTATCTTTAAGACTCAACAGCTAGTCTCTAGTATGTTTACGGACCAAGCAGCAGAGAATGCCTCTAAGCAGTTTAATGCTGCTAGTCAAAATCAAGTAGATCAGTTCTTTGCAGGCCTTCAAGAGTCTGTCTCTCGCTTTAATGCTGACCAGATTAACGGTATTGCCCAATTCAATGCAGGACAAGAGAACTCCGTAGAGCAGTTTAACTCTAGCATGAAGGCTCAAAGGGACCAGTTTAATGCACAGAACTCCCTAATCATTGAACAAGCAAATGCACAGTGGCGTCAAAATATTGCTACAGTAGACACCGCTATGATTAATGAAGCTAACATGACCAATGCTAAGAATGCCAATGCAATGACCCAAGCTGCTATGGATCAGATTTGGCAAAGAGAAAAAGACCTCATGGCGTTTTCTTTTCAGTCCTTTGAGAATCAGCTTGAGAGAGATAACAGCCTGATTCTTGCAGATAAACAAAACGCTGCAGCACAAAAACAGCTAAACTCAGAGATAGACTTTAAAGAAAACCAAGCAAAAGGTGCAATGATTGGTAATCTTGTGTCTAAACTCTTTTCATGGTAAGATAGATGAGCTATATTAAATCACTACTAAGCGCAGATAATATCTTAGGTAAAATTCAGTCTGGAGAACACTCTCAGGAGGTTAGGGTTCAGGCAACCAAAGGTCTGCTCCAAAGACCTAAGCGCAGATCTGTCCTAGAGGACCAGACAGAGGAAATTCCATTTCAAAGTGCATACTCTGCTTTGGACAGCATTCAAGCTAGGATTGACGCGGAGAAGGGCAAAGAAGAAATGCCAGAGGGCACTGGAAGTAACCTTGAAGTTGTCGGCGTACAGAGACCTAGACTAAGAGAGTCTGGTGGTTTTGTGCCTGTGCCAGGTAGTCTAGACGATCTTGCCTCCGCAAGGGAGGCTCTTGCGGCAGTAGAGTCGCGGGGTAGTGGAGACTACTCTGCTCTAGGGCCTCTCGTAACTAAGGGTATGTATAAAAATCAAAGGGCCTATGGTCGGTATCAGGTTATGGAGGGTAATATTGGACCCTGGACTAAAGAGGTTTTTGGTCAACCGATGACTAAAGAGGACTTTTTAAGTGATCCAGCCGCTCAAGATGCTGTAGTAGAGCACCAACTAAAAAAGAGTTTTAGTAAGTACGGCAACTATGATGATGCAGCCTCGATCTGGTTTTCTGGTCAACCCCTAAGCAAAGCAGGAAATAAGTCGGATGGGTACAACACTGTACCACAATACGTAAAAAAATTCAGGGGCTATTTTAGTGACTACAAGAGGGATATGTAATGTTTAAAGCACCAATTCCAGGCATGTCTCTTACGGGAGAACCTAAAAAATACCCTTGGGAACGTCCCCCAGAGCTTGCTTCTGCAGAAGATGTTGCAGAGTATTATCTAGATAAATTCTCCGAGAAAGAATCAATGGACACTATCCTTGATTACTTGGCTGTTGGGGATTTGACCCTAAAAGAGTTGGTAGAGGGTATCCTTAGGCTAGGTGTTTCTAAGGGTCTACACACTATTGATGCTGGCCTTCTTGTTGCCCCAGTTCTGCACAAGACCATAAAACTTGTTGCGGATGCTGTTGAAATTGAGTATGATGAAGGCTTGGTGGACAAGAAAGAGCAAGAAGCTCGGGCAAAAGACCGTGAGTTCCTCTTCTCCAAAAAACTACTTTCAAAAATTAAACCAAGAACACTAACAGACCCCCTAGATGAAGCTTTTGATATCGCGGAAGAAGTTGCGGAAGAGAAGCCCAAAGGGCTGGTTGAAAGAAGGAAGTAAAAGTGGCTGCAGGTATTTGGTCTGGTATTTACCAGGGTTATCAAGACGCTGAAAAAGTAAAGCGGGAGGAGGGGGACAGACAAGAGCGGAGAGACCTTATTGCTCAAGAGCGTGAGGATAAACTCAAGATGTTCCAGCAGGAACGTTTGGATAAGTTTGCCACAAACACACTAGAAAGCTTTAAAACCTACAAGGGCTCTGGTGTTACCCGCTCTGGACCCGCTAACCAAGATACCCCAGGATCTCAAAGTTTTAACTTTGGGGTTCTAAAGGGTTTTGGTTTGAAGGATGAACAGATCCTAGCTATTGATGGTATGGGTAAGGGGGCTTCAACAAAAGTCATAGAAACCCTAGCTAAGTATGCAGACCCAGATAATCCCTACACAGAAGCTGAGATTAACCAAATTACCGAGTCTATTGTTGTGGGTGATAGGGTTGATATTGACCCAGAGGAACTCCTTGCTGCTCAGGGTATCACAAAAGACCAATTTGACCCAATCACTTGGAAAGATATCCTCCTGAAAGGCAGACAAAATTTGGTGCGTGAGCCAGAGGTGGCATCAGTTTACTCGGGGAGATCTACCCCACTTTCTAACGAAGATGTCTTTAAAGAGGTTAAGCCTGTTGTTGAAGGGCTGTCAGGTCTTCTTACTGTTAAGCTTGGTAAGGAGCCCCCAGAGTCAACTCTCCGTGCCGAGATTGCTATGGCCAAAGACAAGCTAGAAAAGGGTGATCCTACAAAAGCTTTGGAGGTCTTTAGTGATGAAGAGGTTGTAGCTTTCTACAGCCGTATTGAGAGACAAAACCCCAGGGTGTTTGGTGCGGACTCTGACGTCTTCTTGGGTACCTTGGAGCCCTTTAAGCAGCGGTACCAAGATATCCTTGCAGGTAACTCTACTGCAGTATCCGATCCCCCAGAAGGTACAGGAGCACCCTCCGCACAAGAGCTTGCATTCCTGGATCTCAACCTGGACAATGAAGTTGTAGTTAGGAAGTTTATTGAGCTGTACGGGGAAGAAGAGTATAAAAAGATACTTGAAGCTCGTAATCAAGTTACCCCTAACCAGGTTCCGTTGGAGCTTGGTGGCCTAAACTAACTAGGATTTTTGTATGAATGAAGATATTGTACCCTCTTGGGCAAAAGAGATCCCAAACATTAAGCCCCTAAAGGCTGCACCCCCTTCTGCTGAGGGGGGTTTTACCCCTGATTGGGCAAGTGGTATCTCTAACACAAAACCCCTCGTGGGTTTCGGTGGGGCAACAGAGGAAGAGAAACCAACGGGGCTTACTCGTTCTGAGGTACTTAATAACCCCGAAAGAATGTCTGCTATTAAAGACACAATGATGCTGTACCAAGGGGGTAAAAACATTGCAGGTAAAGCAGTGCGGGTTGGGAAGAGCCTTCTTGGGGCAACTGACCTACAGCTGATGGGGGATGAAACAGACGAAGAAGTCTACGATAAGTGGTTGGAGCACTCTCGTCTGCTTACGGCTGGACAATCTACAACACTGGTAAATGAGGTTGCACTTGTTTCTAGGTTGGATGATAGTGCGCGTCAGACACTTAAAAAGGGCTATGACCTTTTTGATTCACTTCAAAATGTCTACACTGGGGATAGCACCCTTGGGGAGAAGTGGGAAGCCACAAAGGACTACACATCCGCTGTAGTTTGGGACCCAACAACTTTTGTTAGTTTTGGTGTAGGTAAGGCTTACACCGCTGCAGGGACTAAGGCGGCTGCTGTTGCCTTAAGAGCTTCTGTCTCTGCGGGTAAGTCCCTGGCAGTTAAGGCTGTTGCTAAACAGGGCCTTAAAGGCGTTGCTGCAGAAACTGCTGTGAAAACTATTCTAGACCAAGCTTTTGATAATGGTATTAGAACTATTGGTAAAGCTGCAGCTAAAAAGGAGTTTGGTATCCAACTGGCTACAGACTTTGCTCTAGAGGTTGGCAAAGACACCCTCAGACAGACTAAGCTAGACATGGTGCTGGACGAAGAACGAGAGTATAAGTACTCCCAAACAGCAATTGCTGCACTAGGTGCTATTGTTCTCCCCTCTGTTATCTATGGTGCAAAGGGTGTGGCTAAGGTTGCTAGTAAAGCCTCTGGCAAGATTGCCGAGAAGTATGGTACAAAAGACCTCTTTGCTGAGTATGCAAACGCATCTTTTAAATCCGCAAGGATGTCTCCACAACAACTAAAAGCTGAACTCCTAGGCAAGCTAAACAAGCCGAAGCTGGCGTCCTCTATTGGAGACTCTTTTGACAACTTCTTGAAGGATAGGGAGTCTCTTGTGTCTTGGAAAGAGGCAAAAGTAAAGGCCGAGGAGGCTATCCGAGCCAGTGGGAATGTACCCACAAACACATTTGAGTTGTTCTCTTTCTATAACAGGGTTTTCTTTGGGGGTATAAATAGTTCTGGAAAAGAGCTTGGGGAGGGTTTGGTTCATGCTCTCAAAAGAGATGGCATTGCAATAAAGCTTTTGGACGAAGACGATAAAGTTGCTAACTTCCTAGGTGATGCAATTTCTTACGTTGATAATAAAACTATGAAAAAGGTACTCACGGACTACCAAAAAGTCACGGGTACGGATCTTGGGTTTAACCTTAAATCTAAAACTTTGACAGAAGATGTTGGAAACTTTTGGAAGACCAACAGTAGTATGGCAGGTATGACAAACCAGCTAAACAGTTTGGGTTCCCGCATCTTGGGAAGAGAAATGACTTTGCAGGATTTGGTGGACTTGGCCACAGCCAATAAAGCCGGAGTAAGTTCTAAAGACCCCGCCTACGGTGCTTGGTTGTTGTCTGTTAGGAACAGAGCCCTGACCGCACACCCAAGTACGACTGCAATCAACGCTAGGGGTTGGGCATATATGTCGGGTGCAAATAGTATCTCAGATCTAGTAGAAGGTTCCTTGAACTACGGTGCAGGGAAACTCCTCAACAAGCCTGCACTAGCTCTTAAGGGTAAAGGCACATTTCTGGGTGTGGGACGTAAAGCCTATAACATCTTGAACTGGGATGCTACGGTTCAGGAAGGTGTTGGGTTGTTGGAAGCAATCCCAAGGGCAAAAGAGGATCTATTTAAAATCCTTGCTGGTGACGCAGGTATGAGAGACCCCAGAGAGTTTTATAATCTTGGTGATAAAAACGCGGCAGTAAATGCCACAGAGGGTTATATTAAGCTGGTACAAACAGTCTGGGGCGTAAACCTTCTAGACGCAGAGACTAAGCTCATTAGTTTTGTCTCCAACTTTGACCAAGCCCTTATGAAGAATTTTGATACAAACCTTAAAGACTTCATGGGCAATCCTAAGTGGCAGGTTGAACTTCGTACCACAAAGTTTCTAGATACATATGAGGAGGCTCTTGATAAGACCTTGAGAGAGACTGGGGCAAAGTCTTGGACAGATAAGTCTGGGAATGGTCCCGCACTGGCTGCAGCAAAGTTTATTGAAAAGGTCTCTAACAGCTCGTCAACAGGTTGGGTGCTGCCTTTTGGTCGTTGGTTTAATACCTCCACAGCTTTTATTAGTGACTACTCTGGTGCATCCTTACTGTACAATGCAGCAATGAGGGGTACTAATATTAAAAAGGCGGGGGAGGTAGATATTGTCTCGGACATGGCCAAGGCAGCTAGCTTCTGGGGGGGCGTAGCCCTGTTCCAGGAAAAGGCAGAGGAGAAGTTGGCTAGTGGTACACCTTGGAACTTTGAAGTGCATGAGGATGGTACTAGAGAGGATATCACAAACCAGTTCCCCAGAAATGTTTTTGCCTTTGCATCTCAAGCAGTAGCTCATGCTAGAAGAGATGGTTACGAGAATATACCCAAAGAGTTAAACCAAGATGGGGCAGAGACACTACTACTATCTGCCTTTAAGGGTACAGAAAACACTATTGAGGACCTTAAGCTAATTTTGGGATCTCTCTACGAAGGCGATATTGGCCCTGCTTTGGTGGATATTGTTTCTAAGGTAGTAAGCTCTAACGTTTCTGCAATTACCCGTGGTGTTGATCCTGTTAACACTGGAGTTCTTCTCTTCTCAGAGGACCTAGGAAACCCAGACAGACGCCAAGGAGCTAAGTCTCTTAATGAAGCTTTTAGGTATTTGGATGGTATTGTAAAACTACCCGCTGTACCTGAAAGACAAGACCCCACTAAGGGTACCTCTGGTGTTAGAGACATAGGAAAAGTTTTCTCTGGCTTTAGTACAAAGAATCCCGTAGCTGTTGCGGATAGGATGATTGCCGCAGTTGGACAACAGAACTGGAGAAATATCCGCTGGGTTGGAGACCCGATGGTTAAAAACCGGATGGATGAAATCTTTTCAACTGTTGTTAACACTGTTGCAAGAGACCGTCTTGAGTCTTTCCCAGACTTCTTCGATAAGCCTATTGAAAAGCAACAAATTGTTGTCAAAAACATGCTTGATGAAGCAAAGTCTGTTACCCGCAAGCTTTTTGAAAGTGGTATTGAGAGTAAGGACAGGGGCCTATTTCTTTTGAGTAAGCTGAACTCTTTCTCTGATAAGAGAGCGCTAGATCGGGCTCAGAAGATCCTGGGTGTTACTGACCTAGCAGAACTGCTAGCAGAAGATGGTGGGGTGGATATGTTAGAAACCCTGCTGTACACAGCAAAAATAGAGTCCGAAGACTCAGGTTTTTAAACCAAAAAAAGAGGCCCCTCACGGGGCCTTTTCTTTTAGTCATCTTCTAGCATGAAGTCTGCCCAAGCGTAGGCTTCTCTTTTGATAGCCCCCATTTGAACCTGCCCTGGGGATCTAGCTAGCAGGGCTGCTGCCATCATAGCTGCCATCTGTCTTCGGGCTGTCATTGGCTTAGGTGGTTGAAGTGTATTTGACTTCTCTGCTACGAACTTCTTAGCCTCTACTTCTAGAGGTAGCTTCTTTTGTCTCGCCATCTATCTACACACCTTTACCCCAGAACAAGCACTTGTAGGTGCTTCTGTGTGGGGGCAGGGCCCTATTGCTTGTCCATAGTACTGCTTGTGTTGCTGCATACTCTTGGCACTCTCGTTCACTTTTAAAATAGACTGTGGGTGACTGGGTAAAACACTCTTGTAGCTCAAGGGTGCAAATAAGAAAAATTACAGTAATCATGGTGACTCCCTCTCTTGAAACTGTGGGTCGTCTAACATATTTTGAAGTGTTTTTCTTGTCTCCTCCACACCAGCGTATTTAAGTAAAAGCCTTGCACCAGAGTAGATTAACTTACGTGCATCATAGGCTTTAGTTGTACCCCCCTTTTTACCCCACCGCCAAGCTCCCTTTACTACGTTGGCTAGGTGGAAGCTATCTCCCAACCAATCTTGATCGCCTTTGTATTCAAGCAGGTCGTTTAGAGTTAGGGCACCAGTTGGGAAGTCATAGTATCCCGAAGGACCACCATCTGACTTCTCTGCTTGGGAAGTTCTATTTGTTAGGTTGGGTAGTCCTGGCACTTTCACTTTATCCCCTTTTGTTTTAGTTTCTGGTCCTCCCCCCAGGATTCGAACCTGGAACCTGCCGATTAGAAGTCGGCTGCTCTATCCAATTGAGCTAGGGGAGGTATCTGGCGAAGGTGGCAGGATTTGAACCTGCGATCATGGTTTTGGAGACCACTGCTTTAGGCCACTAAGCTACACCCCCAATTAACTACTTAGTCGAAAACAGGGACTTCACCGCAGATATAGATGCAGACTGAACATCCAGAAGGGCTCGATCTTTTAAGGCACCTTTAGGGCAGCTAGAGGAAATAATCTCTGCAAGATTTTCCGCAGCAGCCTTGATGTCATCCACGGTAAGATTTCCTGGCGGGTTAAAGTCCCGATTAGTAAGAGTAGTCATATTAAAACTCCTGTAAGCAGTTTAATCACTTGCTTAGGTGAAAGTTTAGCAGGTTTTATCGGATAGGGCAAGCACCAGTTGCACAGGCTTCGTCAGAAAGATCATCTGTAGAGCCTAGTTTTTCTAGGCTGACTGGCCACAAAGTGTCTACATAAAGCTGATAGGTCTCTTCTGTTACAACTTCTTGTGGAAGATACGCATACCCAAGATCTGCAGCTGTCTTAGTTGGGTCGTTACGGTAGATGAAAGAAACACCCACATAGCTGTCCCAATTAGTTAGGATCCAATCCGTGATTGCTGGAACCTCAGAGGGGTCGTAGGAAATTGTGACAGAACAGTTATGGTCTACGTAGTGGTCCATCATAAGCTTGTAACGATCAAGCTGATCCACAGCACTCTCAATGTTTACGTGTTTACCATCTACAATATCAAAGTCTACATCTGTGTATTCCACTGGAAATGTGACCAACACACTGTCTGGCTCAAAGGGTTTATCTACAATCTTGTAACCAGCCTCTTTTAGTTCTGGAAGAACTTCATCGTGTTTAGAGAAGGTTACGTTGTTGAAGATGTATTTTCCAAGGGGTTTGTGTACCCCCTCGGTAGTGTCCATAATCTTTGAGAGAGTGCCCGAGGGTTTAATAGTGGTGATAGCCTTAGATCGTGGGAGGCCTAACTCATCGGCCATAGAGTTAGCACCAGCTTGAGCAGCCAAACGAGCAGCTTTAAGTCCCTCCACAACTGCTGGATCTTTATCCAACCACTTAACCAAGCCTGTTGCACCTACACCACAGAGACGAAGGAACTCGTTTAGCTCGTGCCAAGACCGTTGCAGAACCCCATCTTCGAGATTTACACAGGTTTGTCGGTAGTTAGCTCGACCAGCAAGGTTGATTGCAGAAAGCAGTCCCTCACGATCCCCGATAAATTTACCCCAGTCTACCTCCACAAGATTGCAAAAGCTTTTGTTACCCAGTAGGATCTCTGCGCAAGGATTAACTCCCTTAAACCAAGGTGCACGTTTGAGTGCGGCCTCACCGTTAATAAACCCTGGCTCAGAACCTCCAGCCTCTACAACCTTGTTAAAAATGTGGCTAAGTTCCCATTTTGTAGGCTTGTTGTAGAAAACGATAGAGTTGTTTGACTGCTGTCGGTGCTCGTTACCGTGCAACCAGAAGTCTTTTTTGGCAACGATAAAGTCATCAACCTCCGGTGAGTCTACTGGTAGCACTGCAATCTCTGCAGACCTACGAGAAGACAGTGTGGTGCCCAACCAGTTAAGTAGGTCCAAGATATCCATTCGGGATAGCAGGGTACCAGCACGTTTATTAAGCAGGTTACAGATAGAATTCATTGCTGTTGAGAAGGTTTCATCCCCAGAGCTAATCCAACCGTACCCCTTTAGGCGGTCTCCTGCAGGTCGGATCTCTGTGTAGTCGAGTACAATTTTATCCACGGGATCTTTAAGTGCCAGCAGCTTACCTGGAGCCTTAGCCCAGGAGTCTGCACTGTCCCCAATGGTAAGGTGCCAGACCTTACTCTGGCCTTCCATATAGGTGCGTACAGTGTTGAGGTCGTTACCCCCCTTTGCAGTTCGGGTAGACCGAATCGTTTTAACCTCTACAGGTTTTGTAAAGCCATTGAGTGTACCCACAATTGGCTCAAAGCCAACCCCACAGCCTTGAAGCAGCAACCAAAAAGCATCAACTACATCGTGTACGGTTTCGATACGACCGAAGCTACAGTTAAATTGTGAGCTCTCCCGCTTCTTGGCTACATCTGTACCACCCAGCCAAAGGGTTCGGCCAGATACTGTTGCCTTACGCTCAAGCATAAGCTTGCGGAGACCCCCAAGCTCTTCTGACTCAGAGTTGGTTAGGGTAGATTTCTTGGCCCGTTCCCAGAGCCAGCGTTGGTGGTCAATAACCCGATCTACAGTCTCTGTCCAAGTTTCAAAGCCACCAGATTCTTTTGGGCGGTTGTAGGTTCGTCGAGTTACAATTTGCGCGCGAGTAGATGTCATAAGACTCTTTCTATATATTACTTGGAGTTGTTGAGTGCTTTTTTCTTAAACTTCTAAGCTTTTGTCATAAAGGTATGCTTTTCTTGAGCAGCATTCCCTACAAGATCCTGTAAGTTTACCTTAGGGTAATCAAGGTTCTTCATGATTTTTCCATCTGCTCTTCGGTGAACAGTCCCATCTGGTTGGGTGCAACGCCCCAAATTATTTGTATGCACCCTGCGAATAGCCTCATCCAGATCCCAACCCCTAGCCTTAGCATAGCCATAAGCCACATAAACAAGATCTGAAAGCTCTTTCAGCTCGTCTTTCGGGTTGTCTTCCTCAGCAAACCATTCCTCAAACTCTTCTTCGATAAGCTTTTCATAGAGCTCTGGTGTTCCAATTTGCCCAGTTACATCCGCAAACTCTTTTACCATACCCATAACTGTCATGTTGTACAACTTAGCCTTCTGTTGGTCTGGAAGCTCCTGGTTATAGTAATCCCAAAGTGTGTCACTCATGTTTCTTCTACCTCTAGATCTAGGATCTTGATATCATCAATATCATATATTGCATTGTACAATAAGTCTGCTAGCTCTGACAAGATGTTCTGTCTGTCTGAACCACAGAAATTTGCATCTGTATCTACTTCTAAGTCTACAACCAACCGACACTTCATATTATTTTCCATATGCTTTTTTAAGGGTGCTAAGGCTAACAAACTCAGGGTCAAAATGCCCATTATCTACATTGCGGAGGATAACAGCACCCTTCCACCAATCATTGTTAGCCTGTCCTGCCCAAGCTTCTTCTTTACCCTTGTAGCAACCAACAACCATACCGATGATAGGGTGGGGGTATGCCGAGTCTTTAAAGAATAAACTCCGTTTGTGGCTATGGCCACAGATAGCAGACCTATTGAGCTTGTTGATGAGTCCATACCCATGATGCATCCCAGACATTGCAGTTCCATAGTTGCCAGAACTGAAATAGTGAGAGTGGAGGATGCCGTTGATGTCTAAGATAGCTGGGGCAGAATTCTCATAGCGATAGTACTCATCAAACCAGTGGTCTGTTTGTAGGTGTTTGAAGCTCACCCCGTACTTAGAACCCTCAAGTCTTGGGTCGAGACTAATAGCCTTTGTAATGCGGTTTTCATGGTTTCCCTCAAAACCAACTCGGTTTGGCCGCTTCTTTTTACTAATACGATACCTACCCCACAGACGATCCATAGCTTCGTTGTAGTGCTCAACATCACGCTCATAGCTCTGTGCTACAATAGCTTGTGGGTATCGGGTGTCATAACTATTAAGGGACTTCATGTCTGCCCCATCCCCAAGATCTACAGTATAGTCTGGCTTAATGTCCTCAATAAGAGCTCCTAGCCAGTCAAACCGCTCGTTGCTTACCTCAGGGTCTGTGTGTGCACAAGACCAAACGATTGCTACTTTACTCAAAAGTACTTCTCCCACCAGTGTTTGAATACCTGCGCCAAAATTTAGTTTTCATACATCACCTTTATGGGTTCAATCCTACTGTAGAAGTGATCTGTTATGTTTGAAACAGACTTAAAGTTTGGGAACCAGTACTCCTTGTGAGCTATCTGGCCATCAACCTCAACCTTGCAAACTAACATATACTCAGCCCCCCTTGGGATGTTTGGGTCGCCTACCTCATTCCTGTGATAGGGCCCAGACACAACACCCCAAATAAGGGTAAAAGGCTCTTCTTTTTTCCTAAGACGAAGCTTGTGTAGGATCTTTTTTAGCATGTGTTGTCAGCTCCATAAAATGGTCTAAGTCTAAAACCACTAGGGGTTTTTGTCTATCACCTTGGATTACAAGTAGTGGTTCATATGTACCACTATTTACGCTGGCCTGTGTGTAGGGCCCATAAACTGCAAAAGCTCTGTTCCTCTTGCACTCTACCGCATAGGGAAATGCGGCTCCCGCCAGAGGAGATAGTTGAACATCCATCCCCCCTTGACCCATCGCAGTAGACCTAACATCATCCAGAGTCAGGTGGGGAAAGGATATAAGAACCTTATCCCTAACTAGCTGCTGGAGTTTTCGCCCCTTGCTCTTACGAGAGGCAGTTGATATACCCCCACTCATTCAATAAGCTCCGTAACTCTGGGTTCATTTTTTACATCTACAAAGTGTACCAGACCTGTAGAGTAGATGAAAGTACGAACTTCTGGCCAGCAAGTTTTACGGAACTCACAGTAGTTACAGTTGATACCCAAGACAGTATTGGAGGATGTCTTTGACTGGGGTACTGGGGCCAACCGTTCTGCTGGCATAGGCCCTGCTACCATAACTTTAGCTTGTTCAATCTCTGCTTGTTTCTTGTCTAGTTCGGGAGACAGGTCATAGCGATCCAAACAAAGCTTAAAGCGGTCTTTTTGTACGACAAGAAATGCCGCCTCTTTTTTATGACTGACTCGACTGTCATCTTTACTTGCATATAGATAAGAACTAAGCTGACTGATGTAGCCAAAAGGATCATCTTGTCGTAGTCCATTGGAGCTAAACTTTTGGAAGCTGTATTTTGAGGCCGATTTAACATCTACTACCATCCCATCAATGATACAGTCTTGGTGGCCTTTTACACCATGAACATGAAGTTGCTCTTGTTCACCTTGCACATCGTGCCCTGCAGCCTTTGCAAGAGATATGATAAGAGCTTCTAACAGATCCCCGTAGAAAAAAGTACCTAGGGACTCTGCACTTAGAGGCTCTGCCTTCTCAGAATCGTTTACTTTATACCAAAGCTTTCGAGCACAGGGAGTGCCTACTGAGGATAGGGATAGGTAAGCTCTTGGTTTAGGTGGGGTGGAGAACCTTTGGAAGGACACATCGGAGATCAGCTCTCCTAAGTGTTTACTGGCTGCTTTATCCCAACCCCCCTCACCTTTTACTACTTGTTCAATGTCGTAGATAAGGGTGTCGATTGTTTTCATACGGAGATTCCTAGCTTCTTGAAAGTGTCTTTAACTACGAGATCAATAAAGTTTTTAGGAACTTTCCGGCTCTCGTACTCAGCGAGTTCAGATGGTGTAGACATGTAGGCAAGGACTACGTGCATTGCATCCCACACGTCTAGATCTTCTTCTGTACCCATCTCTTCGATAGTAGTAAGCATTTCCAACAACATCTGTCTGGTAAAGTTGTGGGCAATATCGTAATCAACTTCAAACTTCATTAGTAGCTCCTAGTTTAAGGGTGGGTTCTTGTTATTTCAAGATACTTGGCGATGGTGCTCCAAGGGATGTGACCCATTTGGTAAGGTCCATCTGGCTCCATACTGAGCAGCCAGATACCTTCGAGGTCTGCTTCAAGGGTTAGCTTACGGTAAGTTGTATTAGGGTCGCTCAATGAACTCTCCATTCTTAAGGTCAAACACACGGATTTTTCCGCTCCAACGGTAGTACTTTCTCCCCCCATCAATCATGTTTCCATTCTTGAAGCTCTTGTAGTCATGACCATAGCTGCTGTAGTGTAGTTTGCCATCATCACCTTCTACCATCGCAAACTCAAGGCCCTCTACTTTATCTGCCCCCATGATTACTGGGTGCTTACCCAGCCTACCAACACCAAAGTACTTATTACCAAACTCTGGGTGAGGGGTGTCCCGGTAGTAGACATCCACCGTGAGGCCACCTAGTTCTGATGTACAAATATACCTAACTGGAACCCCATCTTTCTCTGTACACAGTTTTGTAATTGTGGCTACATCAAAGAGAGGTTCGTGATGTATTCCATCTGAGGGCTGTGTCATAGAACTCCTTCCACTAAGAGTGGTGCAGCTACAGGAAACTGCTTTTTTAGTTCTACATAAACTTTTTCGGCTACATAGCGTGTCTCGGCTTGAGTGTCCTTACCTAACCGAAGTTTGCACATATTGGCAAAGGCCCCTAGCGTACCACTCCAAGTCCAAGAAGTCATAAGGGACTGTGGAAGCACCATACGGGCTTGTTCGGGCGCAATACCAATACCAATCATCCACTGGTATCTGCTAAGAGCCTCCATGTTAAACTCGTGCGTACCTACATCTACACCAACCCATTCTATAGGTTTTGTACTTGCACCGTTTCCGTCATCAGGGTACTCAACGCTACCTTGCTTAACGTCTTCAGCCTTACCCCTCCAATCAGGTTCATAGAACTCTACATCATCAGTGATATACCTACGTGAGTACTCACTCATAATGAGGTACTCATGCTTAACCAAGTGTCTAGCTACAAAGATAGGTGCCTTAACCTCAAAGGAAAAGAACCCGTGGTTGAAAGGTGTATCATGAGTAGGTGTATTGCGCCATGTCCATAGTAGCTCTGTTAGTTTGTCATAATCACACTGCGTATCTCTGTCGTACTCTTCTATAATAGTATCATCAATACTTGAGTGTAGCTTCTCAAAGTCATCCACAGTCATGCCCCTAGCCAAGAACTCAAGTAACCGTTTGTCTTTGTCCTTAAGTGTATTCTGCGGTGGGAAGTCACTAAAGTACAGCTTATTATCAATTACCTCAGCTTTTTTTGGCTCAGTATCCCAATCACTACGCTTACCAAAGGAACGGCGGGCAGCATTTGTAATTCCTAGGTCGGAACCAGTTGGGGGAACATCAGGATTAAGGACAACTTTTATCTGTTCTTCTTGCATTGGGATAATACTTTCTGTGTACCACTTTATTTATGACAGTCTTACTAACGCCAAACTTCTCCACTAAGTCCGAAGTAAACCCGTTGGGAGCCTTACGGCCACCAAGCTCAGAATATGCGTCCCTTATGTACCAAACCTCGTCATCTGTAAGTTTAGCGTTAGTGGATGTAAAGCCCTGTGATCCTCTGGCTATTTTAGCTACCCTAGTCCTACTTTCCTTTGTTTTATCCATCTCGTTATCAGATGCGGAACCAAGCCTAAGATTTGCTTTACTAAAATCTAGTGTGTTTGCATTTAAGTGCATAACGTGTATGCCTTTATGTAGGGCAGCCTCATCATACCAGAGGTAACCAGCGAATTTGTGTATAGGCAACCCGTACACCACACCACACCAGTTTGTAGAGAAAGTGGGATACTTCTGTTTTGGGCTTAAAGATACTTTTAGTATGCCATTAGGCCCATACATTAGCCCACACAAAGTAACGTAATAACCACGATCCTTAGCTTCTCTAAGACGTTGGTGGTATAATTCACTCATCTCTATCTCCTTTGTGCTATTTCACCCAATCACAACCTCCCCTCCTGTTGCTCAAACCTTTTAAGCGCCGCGATAAGTTCTTTACAAAGGGTGTAGTGAAATGTGCCAACAAAATCACTCTCTGGATCGTCAACCTGACCCCCATACCAAATATCAATAAGGTCCCCTCTCCTAACTACAATCACAAGTCACTACCCGTAGGTGGTACATCAGGGTTTAGTCTAACTTCAATCTGACTCATTTTCTTTTACCTCGCATCTGCTATACTCTATCACACCAGTTGAAAAGATAAGGGGCTAGATCTACTAGCCCCAGTAAGGTCCCAACAGCCTAGAACAACTTTTATTTTTTTTTACCTCAAAAGGGGATGTCATCGTCTAGATGAGCCGTGGTTGAAGGTTGGGTGGTAGCTGCGGGGGGTTTAGCAACTGCCTTAGGCGTGGTTGTCGGACCGTCTTCATCTTCGTCTTCATCTTTAACATAGGGTTTGTGCTTCGTGACCTTAATCTTCTCCAGGCGAGTACCAACGATACCCTTACGAGAGGTGTCGTAGACCGACAAGATGACTTCCCCCTCTGAGCCATTGCCAATGGCGCCATCCATATCATAGTCCCAAAGCTGACCATCTTCTTTGGTTACAGTTGGTGCCCCACCACCGTAGTTCTCTGTCCACTTGCGAGTAAACTTAACCTTAGTAAGCCCGTCATTCTCTTGGCTGGGGGAACCCTTCTTCATGGAACGGGCCTTAGCCAGCTTGGCCATGTTCTCCGAGTCCATTTCAACATCAACAGATGTTTGGCCGCCGATATCTACCAAAGCATTCTCAAACCCAGTCAAGTCGCGATTCTCAGCGAACACTTTCGCCCAGTAGATCAAGCCAGTCAGTTTTACTTTACGTGTTGCCATTTGTAGCAGTCCTTTGTTTTATCTCATGTGAAATAGTAGCAGGTTTTTTCCGTGGTCGTCAAGTGGTTTAGTTAATGGATCTCCGAATATCTATCCCCGAACTGGGGATCAATGTCTAGAGGAACATTAAGGTTAAGCTTTTTGTTGACCTCTGCGATAGCATCTTTCATTTTGGTCACTACAGCCTCCCTTGTGCCAAGCTTAACAGGTGTCATGGTCTCGTCGTGGAATTGGGCTACCCCACGAATGCCCTTAGCCCAACAGTGGGCTAACCAACTATCAAAACAAAACACACCAGTGCTTTGGTTAAGGCTAGAAAAAACATCTCTCTCATTACGCAAACTGATCCAGAACCTAGATACAGGATTATACAACCACATCTTACCCCCAATGCGCCTAACCTGAGTCTTATCTGCGACGGCCTTAATGGACCAGTTCATTTTCCAAAAACCCTCAAGTAGTTGGGCCGCATCTGTCTCAGACATGCCTGTTGACCTAGCAAGCTTTACTTTACCAACTCCGTAGGTCGCGCTGTAGTTTACAACTTTTGCTTTCTTTCTCTCTGAGGAGAGTTGTTTGAACAATCTCTTTTGATCTTCCTCAGGTAGCTTCTTCATCTCTTCGAGAGTCATTCAGATATTTCCTCGCAGATTCTAGTAACTCTTCGCTATCTTGAAATAGTCCAAGTCCCCTGTTGCAGTTATGGCAGAGTAATCCCCTTGCTTTCCCTGTTTTATGGTCGTGGTCTAAGTTCATACCCGTGACATGATCTTCCCTCATCTTAAATCCGTGTGTCTTGCATATAGCACAGACACCACCCTGCTCTTCTATCTTACTCAGGACCCAATCCCTAGAAACACCATAAGACCTTTTATAGTGTTTATCTGAATAGACTTGACGCCTACATTCATCAGTACAGTAGTGGTGCGATGGTCCGCACGGTTTAAATACTTTACCGCACCACTTGCAACCCTTATCTTTAAAATGTTTTTGTGGATACTTACTGGGAGCAGCAGTAAAGTCTTTTTCTAAGGTGTTTGTAAATTTAATCCCCATGAGTTTCCTTATACCAACCATAAAAATCGTACTCTGATTGTGTAATTCTACCTGCCAAAAGGCTTAGGGTCAAGTGAGGATCAAAACCTGGAACAGACATGTTATCTACGTATTCAGGGTCTAGGGGTTGTATGTAGTGTCGTTTAGTCGTGTCTTCAAGAGACACCATATCTGCACCACAGAACTCGTAACCTTCATCTGCAATCAATGCACCACGAACTTCTTTACCCCAAGCTTTATCAACACCAGGAAGATTTACTAGGGGCTTAGAATGTTTAAACCTCAGGGTGTTAGTAAGCCCAGCAATCTCTGCCCTGACTCTCCCATCAACCTGCTTGTCTAGCATACCTTGAAAGATTGATAGTCGGTGTTGCAGTACTGTTAATCCGTCGAGGACTTCTACTGCGGGGTCAAATTCCACAAGAACTTTAACAGAGGGTGTCAGCTCTCCATCCTTGCGAACTTGGGGTACCATACGCTCAGTACTATCTTCATTTCGTTTGTAGTCAAAGGTGCAGGGCTTCCACCCCAAAGAGAACAGCCAGTCTTTTACCTGATCCGAAGACCCTGGATTGGCTGCTTCTTCCCCCTTTAGTACCGTTACCTCCTCAGTGTGTGTGCGTTCAAGACCGAGGTCATCAAGAGTGGCGAACCACCTATCTCCATTAGCAGATGGTGTACCATCTTTTTTAAAGATAACCTTAGGTGGGCTTACTCTTTTATAGAGCTTCCTTGGGGGCATAACCTGCACCAACTCTGCGTATTTCTCCTCCTGTAACTCCGTCAAAGTAGAAATGCTCTTGTGTACTAGATCTAGGTCAAGTCGAATACCTACCTGCTCTTGGTGAGCAGCACAGCGCATTTTGAATGTTAGGTATTGAAGAAATCTATCCATTTCCTCCCTATCTTTGTAGAGAAACTTAAGCTCTTTCAGCTTCTCTTGCCACAAGCGCCAGTTAATCTTTACGTCTTCCTCGCAGCGGTGTTGGTACTCTTCGGGAGTAAGGCTCTCCCAATCGGTTACAACAGGTTTTGGAATACCGTAGTCTTCCCCATAACCTTCGAGACCATGCTTTAGTCTGTCATGGTCAAGATACCAACACAAAGGCAGGGTGTCGTAGAGCTTGTGCTTTGACAGATCTATACTCAAGACCTTCTCAACCACCCTGACGTCAAATCTGATGACGTTATGACCTATGAGGATCTTGTTGTTAGCAAAGAAGTCTTTGATGTCGTCGTAGTCAAAGAGGCTGTGGTAGTCTTTACCGTCTGTAGTATAGGAGAGCACATGGATCTTAGTCACTTCATCATATAACCCATCACACTCCAAGTCAAAAACTGCCACTTATCCCTCCATAATCTCTGACCTACACACGGTCAGTGTATCTTTATCAAGCCGAGAATGGTAAGCCATAACCTCACCACCTGCAACATAAAAGTTCATGCTGTGTATGTTTTGAGTTGGGCAACTTTGAAGATGTCCCAGTGCAACCTTAACAGCTAAAGTTAGTTCTTTTGGTGGTACCGATAAGATAAACTTCATTTAATTACCCCTTTGGTAAGTAAGGTGCACCCTTAATAAAGTGTAACATAGGGTGCATCTAAAGGATCACCTGCAACAGGTTTATAGCCCTTGCAGCAGTCGTAGCGTGTTCAAGGTCTGTATGGTAGATGTATTTCACTCTGAGACCTCTGTCAGGATTGTAGATTCGGGGTCATAGTAGACACCCCCAGCCTGTCCCAACTTACTGAATGGCCTGTTCTTGTCAAAGTTAAACCGAGTGGTGTTCTGCTCTATCTCATCCTCGCTATCAGCGTCTCGCTCAAGTAGCACACAGATGATAGCCTCTTCTTCTAGTGCAGCTGCATATTTAGTCCTTCCGTCATCATTTACCTGTGAGATAAAGATCACACCGATGTTCAACTCCTTACACAGTTGGGCCATACGAGATCCAAGAGCCGTAAGCATAGAGGTTGCACCATCTACACCGTTTGCGGACAGATAGGCCAGCCGTTGGATGTGGTCAACGAAAATAAAGTCTGCTCCATAGACAGTGGCAGCCAAACGAACATACTCAAGGATCTTCATGGGATCATCACCAGCCCGCATTTCAAACACAATAGTTCGCTCACCTTTAGTGGCCTCTTTTGCCGCCACGATGACATCTTCCTCGCTGGTATCATTCCACTTAGCATCATCTTTGGTACGTACATTTTTACCTAGTTGGTAGGTAGCCATTGCACGGTAGGTAGTGGATTTCATTTCTTCTGCGTGAAGAAGTGCAATACGGGTGTCTTCATCTTTTAGCATTGCGGTCTCAAAGTACCGGATAAGTTCTGTCTTACCTGTACCACGAGGGGCCTTGATGAAGGTAATACCACCCTTTACTAGCCCACGAGACTTTTCATCCCACCCAGAGTGTCCTGTTGGGACATACTCGTATGGGTTCTCCTCTAACAGTGCCTTCTCTACTGCATCGTCAGTACAGAAGAAGTTATCGGGAGAGTACCGTTGTGGTTTTAGTGCTGCCCACTTAAGTGTCTCCCCATCCCCATTCATGAGGAACTCGTTGGCGTCCTTCCACTTCGTCAACGGGACATAGTAAAACTTCTCGGGGATAGCCGCATAGAGCTTTTCTGCTGCCCTGCGCCCAGCGTCATCAAGTTCCCCTGCGTATACAACCTCTTGAAAAGATTTAATATACTCAATATTTTTCTTAATAAACTTTTCGCTGATCGCTGCCGAGGGTAAGGACTTAACGGGGTAAGTTTTACCCAGAACCTGAAAGAGGGAGGCTGCATCAAACTCCCCTTCGGTAAGGTACAGGCGTTTGCCACCTGCATTAGACAAGGGCCCAAAGAGGCTGTCCATAGTAATACCACGGTCTTTGGTCCAGAAGACCTTCTCTTCATAGCCCCGATATTTTATATTCTCAGGGTGCTTAAAGGCATATCTAATTGGGGTGTCATCAGCACCCAATTGCAATTGGATACCGTAAATCTTTGCCACCTCTGGGTCGAGGCCTCGGATATTATCGTAAGAAGATTTGGTCACTTCAAGGTGTTTAACGTCCACTTTTTTCTCCGGTTTAGGGTACTCTTTTGTAGCCCAGGGGAATACCTCTTTGTTCGAGGGGTATGGGGTAGCGCAGCTGTGACAAAAACCAATACGGTCTTCATCTTTATAGGAAAAAGCGTCTGTACTACCACAGTGCACATACGGGCAAGGTTGATGGATAAGGTCGGACATTGGTACCTCTTTAACTTGGGGGTTTATACACAGGGCAGGTACCCGAGAAGTCTACTGTAGCAATTGGGGCATTGTCGGGGTCGTGGTACCACCACCTTCTTGCCCCCACCCTAACCGCAGGGGAGAGAAAACGGTGACACTCCTGATTAGTACAGTCGGATCCGCAGAAAGACTTATCTTTATAGCATAGCATATCTATCAAGGCCTCCGACTATAGTACTGGCGGAGCTTTCCCGCAGTAAAGATGCGAGTACGATAGACTGGTTCTAGCCACACCCAGTCTCCATACCACAATCGCACGGGGTACCAAGCAAACCAACGAATTCTATTTTCCATCGTGGGAGTCCTCTTTTATCTTTGCTACATGCTTCTTAAGCTCTACCCAAAACTCTCTGTATTGTTTTGATCCGTATACGAAGGTGCATTCTAACTGGGCCAGATTAAGTGCACTTTCTAGTAGCTGCTGTAGTTTCTCAATGCGCTCACGTGCATCATTGCAGACCCCCGCTACAGCTTCTGCAGGCATGACTCGCATGTCTTGAATGTAGTGGTTAGCCCTATCTGATGTAAGGGCTGTGAGTCGTAAGCGGGAGTCTAAGTTTATTTTAAACTCGAGTACGTTGTCAACCATTATAAGTCCAGCTCCTTAGTTTAATTCGTATCGGTGCTTGGGTCTGATTCTTTGTGGGGAAATCTTCTTCAAGACCGAGTGCATGGCCCAGAGGCGTGTTAGCCCAATGCGCGGCGTCTGCGTGGGATTTGGCTGCGGCTTGGGCGGCGGTACGGTCTGCAAAATGGCCGATATAAGACCCGCCACCAGTCACACCCTCAACCAACCGCCAGTATTTTCCGTCCGGCGCGACTTCATAGCGGCAATCCACATCATGGACGCTACCGTCTGACTGATATTTCCACACCAGCTTTTTCGGCCCGCACAGGTCCAGCACGGCGGCGGCAGACTTTGCATACTCCTTGCGCAGGAACGCCCACTCTTTTTCGTGAACATCACCAGCACAGGTCCAAGGTGCGGGTAAGCGACCACTGCCCTCCGCGCAGTAAATAGCCTTTGCCAGCGCCTCAATCATCTTTTCGCGGTTCATGGTTTTGGTCCTTTGAGTTGGGCGAGTGCGGTTGAGAGACGTTTAACCATTCTCCCAACAGCTTTTTTGTGTTCTGCTGGCGGCACTATTCCACGCATTTTTAGGCGAAAAAGATCATCATGGTCTTGCTGATATGCAGCAGCATCCATCCACGATAGTTCTGGGAATTGGTCCGCAATACTTGGAGCGTCCCACCCAAGAATAACACTTTTTGATTTCATGGTTTTTGCTCCTTGATTGCGGCGAGGGCGATACGTGCTGGGTTTGCATCATAGTCCCGCTTGCGGTATCTAATATGCACCGGATGGTCGGCGGGATACTCGTTCTGGGAGTATCCATCAAGATCGTCGCGACACTCTTTCAAAGCCTCCACCAGCGCCTGCACCCGTGGGTCAGCCATGATCTGCTCTGGGGTGGGTGGCAGGTCTGCACGCTTGTTCGCATCCTCCAGTTGGGCGGATAGGGCGGCGTAAACGGAATAGCGAATGAATTTACCACTGATTGCTGGTCGCATAACGGGGGTTATTCCGCCAGCGAGAGCATCTGGCGTAAACCGATCAACGGCTTCGGGGGTTGTGTTTTGTGGCATTGCTATGTCTCCCTATTGTAAGGTAAGTGTTACCAATTTGAGTCATCATCATCTTCGATGTCTTCTTCATAGTCGTTACAGGGTTCTTCCACAAACTCAGAACACTCCTCGCAGAAAAACCCCTCTCCCTTTTGCAGGGGCACTAACTCACACATTCCAGTCTACCCCAATCCAATCAGTATCTTCATCAAGCATCTCTACGCCAGAGCTTACAACAAGACTTTCATAGGTCGGGAGACTCCCAAAGTGTAATCCATAGGCATCTTTATGACACTTATAGCAAGACCCACTCACATTTTCAAAGTTGTAGTTGTCGCCATCCTTGAGTACACCCGTAACACCGCTACTAAGCCTCCAACTGTTCCCATGAATATAACCCCCCGACCAAGCCACAAGGACTCTATAAGAGGTAGGTTCTACTCGTGGAAACTTAAGCACAACCCAAAAGTCGGGTTGATTGACTTTATCCCCATACCCCAGTTTAAGGTCTTTAAGTGTATTTCCCATTTTGGTTCTCCTTCAAGTGCAATAGTAGCACTATAATTTTATTGTTGTAAAGGGTTTTTGAAAACCCTTAGGTTTACCTTAAGTATTTTCTTACTCTAAGTATATAGTTATAGAGGTTAACCCTAAGGTATAACCTCTATGTATTACATAAAGTATTCTAAAATACAGCATTTCTTTGGTGTGTCAACCCCCTTTTTCCACCACAACTGGTGAGTATAGGAAGCCTCAGGATCTCTGGTGGGTTTGCACCTACAGGCCTGAGGCTTCCAGAGAGGCCCTACAGGAGCCCTTCTCTACCTTAGGCTACATGGGTGTAGGAGTAACCCAAGGTGATGCCCTGAGGGGCTTCCTACAGCCCAGAATAGCATCTGTATTGCGGCCCGTGAGGTGGTAGGCATCAACCAGCCCAAGATCAACATACCCATCTAGGCTTTGAATCACCTCATGGATACTGACCAGTTGTCCATAGTAACCTAAGTCCTCTGCCTGCTGGTGCAAGTAACCTAAGCTATCACTAAATACCTCCTCAACCACGGAACCCCTTGACACAATATGTAGTCTATACATGGATCAACCTTTCTTTCTGCTATAAAACATTTTAATCTTTCCTTACGAGCAGATAAGCGATACCATTAATCACAACTTCCTTGTGGGTATATGGTATACGTATATCAAGACCTGTGATCTCAAAGAATACATCTGCATCAAAACCTGGGAGGTCTCTTACCTGTTGAATACTCTCTTCTGTGGCTGAGGAATAAGCTTTACGCCACTCTTCTTTCATATCATTAGTTTTGAGGTAGCCCCCTACTTTCTTGGCCTGTGGGTTACTCTTTACTTGGGAATCTGACATTTCAGAGAAAGCTACCCAAGTAGTTGGGGAGGGGAGGTACAGCCAAATAGGCTTTACGGCTAGATCCCAGAGGAACTTGTTGACAAGCTTATTAAAGCAGTATATTTCCTCCGCCTTAATTGTGTTGAAGTGTCCCACATGCCTACTCCCAGAGTTCCAATCTCCAGAGTTGTAGTCCCCACAGTTCTGGTGCCCAGAGTTGTAGTCCCCACAGTTCTGGTGCCCAGAGTTGTAGTCCCCACAGTTCTGGTGCCCTGAGTTGCTGTACCCTGAGTTGCGGTATCCAGAGTTGTGGTCCCCAGAGTTGTAGTTCCCAGAGTTGCAGTCCCCAGAGTTGTAGTCCCCTGAGTTGTAGTCCCCTGAGTTGCGGTACCCAGAGTTGTATTCCCCATAGTTGCAGTCCCCAGAGTTGTAGTTCCCAGAATTGTAGTTCCCAGAGTTGCAGTCCCCAGAGTTGTAGTCCATTAGATTTCTCCATTCATGGCCATATAGATGGCAGTTACTGAGTCGATTTCCCCTGAGAGGTAAGAGGAGATTATATCTGCTCGTTGGTTGGATGGTTTATGATGCTACCTCAGGCTGTTAAATAATGATAGGACCCCAGTGGGATCCATCAAGGTTAATTGTGGTTAGATTTTGTACCTAATCACCCCTCATGCCACTGAGCGGAATTGGCGTATCTGACTATATAGATACTCTGCATCAACACCCCAATCATCCAGTACACATGCAATCTCATCAGGAAAGTCCCAGATGAGGTTATTAAGGTCATCTACGTTAGTTCTTTCACCCACAGTGCTTGGACGATCCCGAGGGGTACTAAAATCATCATCCAAATAGTATTTATCCATATAGGCTGCAGGATCCCGCTCAAAAACCAACTTAGACCAATCCGCATTGATAAGTTTATCAAGCAAATGTTCTGCAAAGAATAGATTCTGCGTCTCTCCCTTGCTGTGCTGGTTGAGATACCCAACACTGAGATTTGTACACTCAGACACAAGATGCATGTATTCGTTGCTGTCGGTATAACTACCCGTGGTATCGGGACGCAGAGTGGGCATATCTAAAGCTGTTGCAAGAGACATAGCGAAGGCATCACTTGCGGTACGCAAACCCATCTGGTGTGTGATGATAGATTCTTCGCCTTTACGGTCAAAGCTAATCATAGCCTCTAGATGTTCTAACCAATGTGGGTTTGAAGCTGCAAGGAGGCTAGAACCTATACAACCAGACTCTTCGCCGTAGTGAACTATATACACCCCAGGTATCTTAGCCTCAATCATACCCAAGATGAGCCAGATACCAGTGGTACAGTCAGCACCAAGACACTCTGATTGTACCGCAGATATAATATCTCCCTGCACTACCACTTCCTGCATACCAGAGGTTCTGTGCACCGTATCATAGTGTGCGGTAAAGCACAGATTAGGTTGCACTAGACCACGGGGAACCTTACCATATACAGTGAGGATATAATTACCGAACTCGTCTCTCTCACCAAACACAGGTTCAAGGTACTTCTTACAGAACTCTTCTTCTGACCAAGAGTCTATTGGCCGTTTGTATTTAAGCATTTCGACAAGCATTATACTGCCTCCTTCAATTCGTATGTTGTATCGACCAACACGTAGTCGTTTTCTTCTGCCCAACCCTTAAAAACTAGGGACTCCTCCCCACCTACAATTGCGACAACTCCAAACCCTTCGTTGTGGTGTTCATCACATTGTCCACAGTAGAAGTAACCACCCTCCTCTAGAAGAAAGGTATCACCCTCCTCTGTGGTAAGGGTTAGATCGAGGTCATAATAGTAACCATCTATCTGCACATAATTATACTGTAGGGGGTCGTGCACAAGCCTTATCTCCCAACCCCAGCGGCCCTTTCCTACGCGTACCTCGTCTAAGTCTTCTCTGAAGTACTCATACCCTGACTCGTCACAGAAGGCGTAGATTTCATTGTAGCAACAGGAACAATAGGTCTCACCGTTTTCGTTATTGTAAGCGTCATCTTCGTATACAACCTCTTCGCAGGAAGTACAAAAGAACCTATCAGGACTCCCTAGCAACCCATCATAGGTGCTTGCATCATAGTCAGCAGAACTGTCGGAGATAACAAGGTGTTCTCCAACAACCTCCAAGTCTTGTTCAAGATCAAGGTAGGGTGCAATTACACCCCCACCACACTCAATCTTGAGAAGTCTGGCACCAAGCCAAGAGGAACTCCTTTGTTCAGCCCCCAGCGTGTTAAGATACCCATCCACCATGTCAATGGGGTACTCAGAAGACCCATAAATAGGTCCTGCTTGCGGCTTCCCGCCTTCGTTGATATACACGACACACCGTGCAGCGATACGCTTACTCACATCTTCTACCCACACAGAGAGGAAATCCCCGCTGGCATACGCAGCAGCAGGGTGTTGTGGTAGGTGGTCAAAAGAGTGCCGCATACAAGAGTTGGCGAGGGATTTCCGAAACCGAGTAGTCTCGATATTTTGCATCGTGGACTGAGATCCCTTGTAGGCGTTAACAAAGTGATCCTCTTCCTTACCTGTATGCAAGGTAAAGTTGCCTTGTGGGTACTCTTTGTTGAACTTGTCAACAAGGGCCTCCACACCCACCACACTCAACTCTGGAAACATAAGTTTGAATGCCCGACCTGGTCGTAGTGCTGTTCTGCGGTCCCGATCTTTATCCTTTTTACTCATAAAGACAGAGACCTTACCCTGAAACTTTGGTGAGATCGCGGGTTGAAAGATTTGGGTTTTCCATAGAGACCCGTTTAAACCACAACCACAGCCCTTGAAGAACTCCCACAGACGTACCTCTTTGTGGTTTAAGACGTCCCCGTAGGTAAAGTCTAGGAGGCCTACAGAGTCTCCCTCACAACTAAGTTTACTCAGCGCCAAGCGGTCTTGGTTAATCAGGCCTGTAGTAGTAAAGAACCAAGAGGTCTCGTAGTTGGTGTCTTGGAGTAAGCCACTCCGAGAGTGATGGCCCCCAGTTTCGTATATGTGTATGGCACCATCAATTTTTGCAAAGTAAGTGGCATTCCTGTGGGTAGACCAAAACTTAGTAATAAGAGCCTCATAACTCAAAAACTCCTCGGGGTCTACCTCCTTAGAAAGGTCCACCCAATCCTCCACGATACCTACGTACTGGCTATATCTTGAGGAGAGTTTTAGACAACCTCCGTAAACGTTGACAGCTATCCCCAACAAAGGGCTATAGTAGTATTCAGGCGTAGTCACATTCAGCACTCCTTAAGGATCCAATATGTTTTCATATCACTGCGGTACGTAAAGCCCTCAGATTTAACGGCCTCTTCTCTGGAGACAGACTCTAAATGCCCTACATCTATTACTTCACCAGAGCCCAGCATTTCAAGGGTGCAGTGCATACGAGAACCCCCTACACGCAAAACCGACTCTTGGTTTTTTAGGTATCCACTTGGTAAGATGTGTTGATAAAAGTCTGCCTCCTTCACAATAAAGGCGGGTTCAAGGTCCCCCTTGTAACAACCAATCGCAAGAATCACATTACCAGACAGTTTGTCCAGTGCCCGAAGTGTGTCCACAAAACGCAAAAACTTTGCTTTGGTGTGGAGGTCCTCGGGGTTATCAATAGAAAAGATCACACTGTTCATATTCAGCACTCCTTGGGTGTGGTTTTGGCGGGTTTCATGTTAAAAAGAACCCAACAGTAGCGTAAGATAGAGGGTCACAAAGATGGCGACAATACACAACAAATCTTCAATAAACTCTGGCATTCTAAGCCTCCTTCGCATTGTCCATAGTAGTTGCACTAATAAAACCCCCAAAAAGGGGGCTTATCGTAGGGCAACAAAAAACCCCCCTACAACTTGCGGGGGGTTTTAAGGCCTTGCTGTGAGAGTAGCGCAGACCACGCACCCCGCTTGTTTGGGCGTAGTAACGCCACCTTAGCACCGCCACTTTTAGGATAAGACGGTTTGGCCCCCAGCGCATACTTGCCAGAGGCCAGCTTAATAACACCGTCTATGTTCATGCCATTTCCGCACGGACAAGATCCAACACATCACCCAAAGACAAGCCATTGTCCTTGAGATACTTAGCAAGATGTTTCGCGGCATCCGCAGGTTCCTTCACCTTCTTTTCAGAAACCGCCTTAGGAAATGCTTGTGCAAAGCGTGAATCCTTTATCGTCACCTTACCACAAATATGCAGCGCCTTCACCTTTTCAGCATCAAAACCCCAATTACCACCACGTTTAAACACCACACCATAATCTTTATCCCCCGCAAACTTATACGATACATTCACAAGAACTTGAGACAAGATACGCTTGAGTGGTTCAGCAAACTTAGTACGGTCACCTTTTAGTTCCCCATCCCTATTGGACTTCACAAGGGCAATCTTGCCCTCTTTACCGTGGGTGAGACAAAGCAACTTCGCAAGGGCGTTCCAGTTGTCACCTTGCGCTTGCTCAACTGCCCATAAAACAGTTGGCAAAAAGTTGTATTCAGAGGCACGCACACTTGTGCCCCAATTAGCTACCATATCAATAGTCATAGTTTTTCTCCTTCACTATGCGAGATTGCATAAAGATACCGCCCCATTGCAAGGGCGATACTGTTTATTACAATCTTTTATTGTACCATTTAAAACTGTCCTATTCACCACAGCGGTATCCTGTGGACTATAGAGGCGGACATAATTCCCCTATCTATAACCTATACACCGCGCAATCGCTTAGATTGCATTTAAGACATCATCGGCTTGCCAAAGCCTAGTCCGAGGTGGAAAGATTACCACCTTGCGCGGGAAATATTCAATTGTCAAAGAGCGTGGCCAGTATAAGACATGACAGCGTAGCACGGTTAAACCGTTACAATCTGACAAGGCGTTAGCCCCTATGCCCTAAACCCTGCGGCCTAGTCAGTTAGAAACAAGTTGAGCGAGGTGGTTGTCAATCCGTTGCGCCTCTTGTTCCGTGAAACCTTTATGCCGAAACCTATAACGGATTGCAACAACTATTTTCAACTATTTTATAAGCCGTTGAAATAAAAGGATATTCTACCGAAAGAATATGGTTGTTCCTGATTCGTTCCTAATTAGCGTTAAGCTGTTGTAAAGGATAAGACGCGCGCGCGTATATCTATAACCACAACTAGGACTATTTTTGACCAAACGGTAAAAGAATCCTTACTGTTTCCGTTAGGTATATTCCTTACTGTTTCCGTTAGGTATATTCCTTACTGTTTCCGTTAGGTATATTCCTTACTGTTTCCGTTAGGTATATTCCTTACTGTTTCCGTTAGGTATATTCCTTACTGTTTCCGTTAGGTATATTCCTTACTGTTTCCGTTAGGTATA